CTACACTTATGCGATCGTCGGCAGCGTCAGATGTGTATAAGAGACAGGTATAAATATACCGCATAAATAATGTATTTTAGCATAATTATGTAGTTATTTCTTATTTTTGCATTGTTCCTATTATTATATAGGGCATATAGGTGAGGCCTACTTGTGGTGCGTAATCCACCGAAGTCCCTTTGTTTACAGGGGTTCTTTCATGTTAAAATGACGCAGAAACTAAAAAATTATTATACACAGATGGAAAATGGTTTAGCTATAGACACTTTACACACGCAGCTGTTGGACCTGACGAGGCAAAGCGAGTTCGGTTTTGACGCATTGCGCTCTACCTCTTGGGGCAGGGTGAATTCTGACACTTACAACGTCTTGAAGTCTCAGTTCGTGAGGTCTATGCGTCAGCTTGCCAAGAAGGCTCCTGTGAAGTATTACAAGGGGAGCTATTACATCTTCAACGGCAAGATATACGAGTCGGTCCCAAGGATTGTATTGGAGCAGACCTACCAGCTGTTGCTTCTTGACCTCGCTATAAGTCCGATGATTGGCGTCAGCACTGTGATGAACAAGTCTTTCATTGACGTTATAGAGTGCTACAACATTCTTCACCCGTCATTTGACATCGTGGCTTTCAGTAACGGTGTTGTGGATTTCGGTAGAGGATTGCAGAACCCTGCCGTTATGCCGTTTTCTCCTGACTATCATGTGACGTACTATCATCCTTACGACTTCAATCCGAAGGCCAAGTGTGACAGGTGGATGAACTTTATTCATGAGGTGCTCCCTGACAGGACATCGAGGATGATACTACAGATGTTCCTTGGTTTAGGCTTGATACAGCGCGGAACCGCCTATAACCCGTACGAGGGAAAGGAGTCGTCGAAGATAGAGCTGTGTCTGCTTCTTATAGGCACTGGAGCTAACGGAAAGAGCGTTATTTTCGATGTTGCTTGTAGCCTCTTTGGAAAGGACAGGATAAGCAAGATGGATTACGCCGACCTTACCGCGGAGGGTGATGAAGGAATGAGGGGCAGATATCCGATAAGGAACGCTATCTTCAACTGGTCTTCGGACTCTGATCCGCGGAAGTTCGGAAGGAAGAACACCGGAATGTTCAAGAGGCTTGTCAGCGGAGAGCCTGTCCCTATGCGAGAGCTTGGCAGGAATGTTCTTGAGGCCAACAATATCCCGTACCTTATCTTTAACCTCAATGAGCTTCCGTTCCCGGAGGACGCGTCGCTTGGCTTTATAAGACGTTTACAGTATGTCAGCTTTGACGTTACCGTACCCAAGGAGCGTCAGGACCCGGAGCTTTCGAGTAAGATTATAAGGAGGGAGCTTAGTGGTGTGTTCAACTGGGTCATGCGTGGTGCGCAGGAGTTGAGGAAGCGTAAGTACCGTTTTCCTTCCGCAGAAGGAAGTGCCAAACAGCTTCTTCTGTCCCTTCTTGGTTCTCAGCCAATATACGCATGGATACGCGCTTACGGTATAAGGAGTGATGCCCAGGCAAAGGGCGAAGTGTCCAATCTATTCAACTCAACCATGCTTTATGAGTGTATGCGCAGGTTTTGCGCTATAAACGACGTTGACGAGAAGGATATTCCGTCAATGAACAAGTTTGGCAGGGACATGTGGGCCAAGTACGGTTTCTTCAAGAAGCGAACGAAGGAGGGCAATGCCTATCAGATGTTTGGTGTAACGGAGGCGGACCTGAAGCAGGACATCCTCATCAATGAGGTTTGTAAGGGCGAGGAGGACAATGATGAACCAGAGAGCTTTATCAAAGGCGACGATTAAATATTTATATTGATATGATAGAAAAGGAATATGTCAAGGATGTTATTTACCGTATTGTCAAGAAGAAGTCAGACGGGAGTATTGTTCCAGCCGCCGCTTCGATGCAGGAGGTTATGGCTTCCGTTCGTGATGATGTCCTGGAGTGCATGAGGACCATGTGCAACGATAGGGAGATTGCGGTGAACAGAACATTGAACAGTGTTTCATTCCAGTGCTTATGAGAAGACGCCGCAATCCTAATAAAGTTCCTACTCTTAAGCCTGACCCTGAACACTACACACGCAAGCATCACTCCTGGAAGGCTAAGGAGGCTTACGAGACGGAGGATTATGCCTTAGAATATCTTAATCTGAAACCGAAGTTGAAGGTACTTGTGTGGCATCCTTACTTATGCAAGGTTTGTTCATAGTGGCATATTGGTAAATTACATAAACAATGAGCTTATGAAAGGTAGATACTCTTGGAAATATAAAAAAAAAATCAGGTCTATGTGTGACATGATTGGGGAAGGTCTTTTATTCTTTCTTGTTGACGAGGTTATATCGGTAGATTCCGGATGCTTTCTTCATGAATTTAAGAATATATGGTGGAAGACATTGGATGATACTCCAACGCCGTTTTTGGTAGAGATAAAGGATCAGGATGCGATACTGAGGCCATGCAATACCCAGATAAGTAAATCGGAAGGCTTTCGGGATGATGGATCTATCGTTATTCCTGCAAGAGATTTCCTTTTTAAAACTAACTTAGCTTGTGGTAATATTTTAAAACATAAATAGTTTAGATATGAAGAAGAAGGGATATTACGAATATAGTAACGGTATTTATCCAAGGAAGCTGTGGGTTCATATTGGTAGGGATCTAAACGAAGTGATAGACTCCTGCTTTGATGGGTGTGATTATTCAGATGTGGATTACTGCGGTGCAACTTATGATTCAGCGACAAGAAAGGATAATGACTCGTATGGTGTTCTTATTTCCTTTAAATGCCTGAAGGATATGACTATGAACGTCTGCTGCCACGAGGCTTCTCACGCCTGTGATGCCATTGAGAATGCTATCGGTATGAAGCACGGAGGCGAGTCTTCAGCTTACTTGATAGGCTGGATTGCGTCTTGCATCAACAATGCTCGTTTGGGTATTGGAGATTTCGTTGAAATTAAAGATATAAAAGAATAAGAATTATGAAACCGATTATTGTAATAGAAATTGTAGATGGAATGGGTATAGACAGAGAGGTCGTTAATCCTTATGGATACGAGCTTTTTGTAGGTGATAAAAATATTGAAGCTCAGTGGGAGAAACTCGAAGAGCTTCGTAAGACAGGTGGAGTTATTGTCGTTAAGCCGGACGCAAATAGTGCGGTACACGAGATTCTTAAGCCGTTTATTAATGGTGCTGGCTGGCTTGTCGGTTGTGGTCTGAAAAAGGTGCATACAAAAGAGCATGGCGACTTCTGTATTATCCTCTTCCATAATCCGCCTAAGGATATGATCCAAAAGATTCATACGTTTAAAGAGGAGGAATAGCTTATGAAAATTTATCGCTATACTTTATTTAAAAAAAGTCTGGTAAATGAAATATTTTCCAGACGATTAATGGAAGTAATTTTTCGCAAATGTGGTAACTGCAGAGGAAGCAATATCAATAATATTACGCATGATTGGCTTCATTGCAAGCTCAAAATGCCACTATACGAGAATAACTTCGAACAATCAAATGAAGATTGTGAGGCATTCAAAGCTATCACAGACAAGATGAGTGATACATACAAGCGCAAAAATCACGACTATGGAAATGCTTTTTCAGAAATGTATGATGAGCTTGGTATCAACTACGGCTACGGAAAGATACGAGAGAAGGTGAATCGTATCAAGACGTTGAAGGACAATGATGCGCAAGTTGCTAATGAACCGTTGGAAGATGCTCTTCTTGACTGCGCTAACTATTGTATACTGACGTTGATGGAATATCAAAAACGTAAGTGACATGGAACAGACTGATTACACTTGCAAGGATTGCGTTTTGCTGAATGACGAAGAACCTGAGTTCACGTATTGCATGGGCAAAGATTTATATACATACGCAAATCCCGACGATGATGCTTGTGGAGACATTATTCCACTGGTATATACTTGCAAGGATTGTTTATTCTTTGATAACGGGACTTGTAAAGAAGAACGCTTCGGTAGAGACGTTTCGGGAGATGATGATGCTTGCACCGATTTCGAGTATAATGAAATAAAAGTTGAACTTTAAAATATTGTTATTATGGCATTACCATTTGGAAAGACTATCAAGACAAGACACTTCACCGTACTGAAGTTCAGTAAGAGCTTGTCGAAGAAAGAAGTTGCTTCACTCAGAGAAGATATACCTGCTGAGATCAAGAAGAATTTACAGAGAGGCTCGCTGCCCTTCATCAAGATTGCGAACATTGCCGGAACATGGGGTATTGAATACTCTATCGGTACATCCATGTACGCTGCGCTCGATGAATGTGTTCCTGTGGCCGTAGGAGACCATTACGAGTTCTCAAAGGACGATGGAAACATCATCGATGCATTTGCCCAGCTTATGTATGCGGATACATCGTTGCCTGGCGATGCGGAATATACGGCAGGCAAGTTGAAGCTCCGTGACGAATACATTGCTCGTGAGGCTGCGAGAAGAAACGCTGCTTCCGACAATGGTAAGAGTGACGAACAACTCCGCAAGGAAAGTGATGAGGCCGTCCAGGAGGTAATTGATCGCGACAAGCACGCTGATACTCTCCTTGATATGGCAGAACAGATTAAGAAGGAAGGGGGCAAGGATGAGTGATAAATTGATTGAGATAGTCGAGGACCACAATTCCCTGGTACAGGCACTCCAATTCATTTTGGAGGCCGCAGATACAAAGAAACTGCCTCCATACGGCCTTCTTCCTACATTTAACGACTCTTTTCTTGATGATCGGCTTAGGATAGCCCTTGAGCTTATCACAGGAGAGAAATATTTGTGATATATCGTATATTTTCTTCTACTTCATTTATATAAAAGTAAGGGGTGGCATCTGAGAAGATATCACCCCTTTTTAACCAAAAAAAATTTTAGAATTATGATTCACAGATAAGAATCCGAGAACATAATCTGTTTGCAAAGGTACTTGGTTTTGTTGAATTTATGGTATATCAAAGTTGCTTTAACACGAATTTAACTATTTCTTCTTCTGGAATGTCGCCTGGCCGTTTTTAAAAATAATGCAGTCCTCGCAGCATCGAGGCATTGACAGAGGAATGTAGTAATGGATCACATTGTTTTCCGTATCAATCTCGTCCTGCTTAATCTTAGAATAGTCTGCTATCATGGCTGTAGTCTTTTGCCACTCTGGAGAGCCGAATTTCTGCTTTCGCTGAGCTATAACGAGGTTTCTAAGAATCTCTTCCTTTGATGTAGCTTTAATGAGTTCCTCTTGTGTAAGTTCGTCAATATTCTCGTTCTTCGCTTTCTTGCCCTGCACCTCTGCGATTCTTGTCTGAACAGACTCCAGAGATTCAAGTTTATTCATTTCTCGCTCAAGAACGTCCTTAGGCCAGTTGAATCCTTCTCCCTGAAATGCGATTGCCCAACAATCCCTCATTGGCATACCTGAGCCACGGAGACTTGCATAGATGTAATAGCGAGGGTCTTTCATCTTGAGAGCCTTCGCCTTCTTGTACGTATCGACTGATAACGTGTATCCTTTTGTTTCTTCAATCATAATCTTATTTCTTTTTATTATCCTTGAATGCAAATACTGTGTAACAACAACATGAAACGTGGAACGGTGGATATGGGTCTTTGAAAGAATGGATGCCAGCATTGGCTTCATTTTGGCAAATGTCACACGGATAACTGCTTCCTCTCTTGACGTAGAACCCGATAGCCTTGTTCTTCTGCCCATACTCCTGCTCTGCCTGTCCCCACGCCAAAGCAATCACATGAGAAGCGTTTCTTACGATGTTCTGATAGGCGTTCCTGTAGTAGCCCTTTCCGTAAGAAGGAACATCGATGTTAATATCCTTTCTCTTCGCCTTGGTGATGACTGATGTGTGATATGGGTCCTTGTATCCTGTGCGGATGGAAGACAGGAGCTGCTGGTCTGAATATCCCATCAATGTTCCTGCCTTGATCATTCTTACAATATCTTCAGCAAAGTTTCCGATATAGACTGCGTTTCTTTCAGATGTCGTCTTTCCGTAGATGTCGCTGACGAGAAACGATTCGATGTTCTCGCTGTCAATCCCGAGAATCTTGCATGAAGCCTTGGAGTATGCAGAGATATAGCTGTTGATGCTCTCCTCAGCCTCAGCAGTAACGTTCTTGGCGTAAGATAGCAGGGCTGACTCGTTTGTGAGCCTGCCCGCACCTCTGTATCTCTTGCTTGCGGTAATTATTTTCTGTGTAGATTTCCAGAGAATATCTGAAACTTTTGACTCGCAGTTTCTGATTGCCTGCAAGCGCTTCCTGCTGTAATCGACAGAACGTTTTAATTCATCCATAGGCTATTAATTCTTCTTGTTGAATTCGTCCCAATGTGACTCCCCTAACCTGTTTCCGTTGGAATCGGTGTTAAATTTATTTGGGCGCCCACGCTTTCTTCCATTACCGGTATTTACTGAGGCTGAGTATCCGTTAATCTGAGCAGTAGCTTTTTCCTGTTCGATGGCGTTCTCTGTTTCGTTATCCGCACGTTGCATAACCATGAGGAGGTCCTGCTGGTCTTCCTCCTTTTTCTCTCTCATGATACGCTCATATTCAGCGGTCTTAGGGAAGTCAGGGCAGCGTTCTGAAGCCGTCTGCTTAGAGAGGAATCCGTTCTGAACTGCTGTAGCGATGTTTGTAATTTGTTCAGTTTTATTACTATGCACATACGGACTTATCCACGCATTTATTGGAAGCCCGGACATCGTAGCGACGCAGTTTTCCTCAGTACCGATGCCGAACTGACAGATGCGGAGAATCTTATCCAGGAATGGCTGCAACTCCTGTGCATCGTTCATTGCAACCTCCAGTGCAGGAGAATAGAGAAGCTTGATGGCTACACCTGGAAGGTCACCAGACTTCAGCTCAGGAGGCTTCACGGTGAATGACAGCTCGTATATGAGGTCGTACGACTTGTTGAGCTGTGTAGCGAAGGCATCTGACGCATCCGTGCCATTCAAGAACTCAGCCTTGCCATTAGTGTCTGTAATCATGATTGTCTTCGCAGAGCCGGTCATATCGTCGCCGGTTATAGAAATATCCTCACCATCGCCAGTGAGCGTAAGGATTGGGAAAGCGTATGCCTTATTGTTCTCACAGAGATATGAGAATGCCTCCTCGTAGTCCTCGATGTTCTTCTGAACCATAAACCAGCAAGGCCCGTTGTCGTTACGTGCGTAGGCTACCGGCACGAACTGGAAGCCGTGGTCCTTCTCTTCAATGAGGGTGTAGTCATCAATTCCGAAAATCCTTGCAATCTTTGTCATTACTTCTTTCACCTTTCCTGACTTGACAGACTTCTTGAAGCGGTAGAACTTGCGGTTATCCCAAGCCTCGACATATTCGGTCTTCTCGTTTCCATCATCGTCGTAGTCGTAGTACTTCCTGGCAAAGCACAGGAGATCTCCAGTGAGTGAATCTACGTGAGGGTATAGGATATCTCCACGATCATAAGATAGTGTTCGTGTGCAGAATTTCTTCTTTTCATCGAAGAAACCGACGATTGCACATTCTGCAACCTTCAGATACGCACTTACAGCTTCAAAGAAGCGAATCTCCATATCGTGCATAAGCCAGCCCTTCTTGAATACATCGAGGGTCTTCTGATTCTCCTCTACCTTCTTCTCGTTCTCGTAGTCATCACCATCAGCAAGCTCGAACTGAACATCGTTGCCTGTCAAGTGAAGCAGATGCTTCGTGTGGATGAGCTGCTGGAATGCAAAGGCTGTGCGCTGAATCTTCTGGCAGTACCACCTGTTATTCTCAGGGTTCAACTTCCAGATGTCCGGGTATTCCTTCTCGTCCATTATTCTGTGTGCAGATGGGTAATACTCACGCAGGAAGTCTGCCTGCGTCTTGATGCGGCGATACGTGGTGTCTTCTGGCATCGTTCCGTCATAATAGTCTGGAACTACATCGCTTACAGTCGAGTGCTTCATGTACCCAGCAGGAGTAAGCTCGTAGAATGGTTTTCTTACGAGCAGCTCCCTTACATTATTTACCTTGATAGCATCCATAATCCTTTTACCTTTTTATTTTTCTTTTTTGTTAAACTGAATATCATTACGTAGAACCAAGACTCAAAGAAGTCAGGCGAGTGTCCGACATACTTCTTGGCAACCTTCTTAGGCAATAGCTTGAACCCCTTTCCTTCGCTGTTTTCGTCACGTCGTAGCATTTTTCTCTCCTTCTGTAAGATTTGCCTAAGAGGAACTTTGCTGAATCCGTTACCTGAGTATTTCCTTTCAAGAAGAGATGGTTCTATGGATATTTTTCTGTCCTTAATCATCTTATAGAACAGCCATGCGCACTGGGATTTCAAGTCCTTGTATAGGTATTTGATACCTTCCTCTTCTTGGTGGCTTTGAGCAATAGGTGCCGCCTGGTTGTTGAACGGAACAGCATCCTTGAAGAACCCCTTGAAGTACTGACCTATTCCCTGCATATCGTAAGTGAAGTTGCATTCCTCAACGCCCCACTCTCTCAGCTTGGCATCAACTACAGAAACGAGCGTCTTAGGGTCTATCCTAAGAACAACCAAGTCTTTACAATGCCATCCTTCCCAAAGCCACATCACGAAGTTATCTCCGCCAGTGAATGCAATATCGGCAGAGGCTCTGCGTTTTCCGTCACCCGTTTGTTCTGCGTTGTTGAAGATTTCCTCAAGGTCTTCAATCTTGATCATGTCATCTCCAGCAGATTTCCAGTTCCAGTTAGCATCCAGGTCTCGCATACGCTGTTCTTCATCCTGCTGGGCAAGGTTGGCGATATATGACGCATCAGTAGATATAAGCTTGATGTTCTCTGATACATCTGCACGGATGAATGTCGCCGACTTAATGAACATTTCGAGTTTTGTATAACCAAGTTCCTCATAGCTATCCTTCCAAAGGCTATCGATAATGACCTTACACTGTTCGTACACCTCTTCTCTCGTGTCTCCCCAGTAGATTGAGTCAGGAGTATCGCCGTCCATGAAACAGTAACGAATAACCCCATTCCTTTCCGGATCTATATATCCTTCGTCGGTAACCCACCAATCGATGAACTTTCGTACCCAGGATTCTGGATCAGGGTTACAGGTAATCCAGAATCGGTTTCTGATATGCGCTGCATTTCGGTTGTTAGTCAAGAGGTACTTGAACTTCTTATATGGGCACTGAGTACCCTCATCGATGCAGACATAGGCATACTGTCGACCCTGGAATCGTGTTTTGAAATCCTGATATGCTCCTGCGTAGTACGAGAATTTGAGCCATCCTCCGTTATCGAAGTTCCAGGTCATATCGTTCTGAGACTTATTGTAAGTTCCAAATTGTGAGAACAATTTGTAAGAGTCTGTTACCAAGGACTGCAAGTCATCTTTTTCATTACGGAGGATGGTTGCATGGAAGTCTGGATTTTTGATATCTTTCAGAACTTCCATAAGAGAAGAGAAGGATTTGGAGTTGTGAGTTACGATGAAGTCTTCCACCATAAACAGTGAGTTTGTATTATTAACTGCAATGCAACAGCACTCCTTTTCTCCTACGTACTCGAAATCGACAATCCTTCTTCCAAGTTCGCTTACACCACCATTATACTCGGTACAAAGTTCTTTCTTGCGTGGAAGACGGAATAATCGTTCAGACTGATTTATTCTAATATAAATAGAATAATAATCGCTGGCATCTATTCGTTCCCCATCTTTAACATAATGGCTCTCGTGCTTATTGATTGTAGCGAGACCTCCAAGGCTATTTATTAAAAACTTTACATCCTTTGCGAGCTGTTCGCTGACCGTAGTAAATGAGCAATGACCACGCTTATCTACAGTTCCATCAGTATCCATAAGACCTTGTAGAATAGCCCATCTCGTTTCAATGGATCCAAACTTGTAGAAATCTGGTACTGACTTATTAAAAGCGTCGCAACCATAAAGTTTCAATCCTTCGAGATCGTTTCTCAGCCTTTCGTCTTTGATTCTATAATCGTAAGCTATACTATCTTCCTTTTGTGCGTAGTTACTCATATCAACGCATGCACTCTCAAACTCTCTGACAATATCATAGTCTGCGCTACATAGTAAGGCATCATAACTTCCTTTCTTTATGTTAGAAGTTACACATCCATCGCCAAGTATAGCACCTATAACATAAGGTGAGCTTGTCGGTTTGTAACGGTGATTCCCCCAAGAGCGTGTAAATTTTATAGGCTCGCATAAAGGTATTAGTAACTTACTATTTTTAATCTCGCCAGATTTCAGCTTTGTAAGGTGGTCAACAATCATCTGGGTAGTCCATACCCTATAATCGTCATTTATAGATAATCCGTTAATGATTCTCTTCTTACTTCTGTAGCAAGTCTTACGTACATTCCATAGGTGGTCGTATGATGCAATAACTTCAGACCCATCGACAAACTTTAGTTTGTAAGCAGGAAGTTTGCCGTGTTCTTTGCGATATACGACACGCTGCATTCCACCATCAGTTCCACTTATGATGTCACCTGCCTTTAAATCACCGATACGCCTATAGCCAAATGGAGTAACAACCTTTGTATCGACAAGAAGTGGGCCACCGCGGCTGCCGCCACAAATCTTTATATCGGCGTCTATTGAGAGCATATCTTCCTGACCGCCACGCTGAGCTATGATCTTCAGCTTGTCGGGATGCTTCTTATCGGTATCTCTTAATGATTGGATATACTCTTGAGTGTAAATAGGCTCTCCGTTATCCAATTTTAATCCTGAAAGTACTTCTTTCTGCATAAAAATACAATTAATATTGCAAAAATATAAATTTTTCTTGGATAATTGTATAATTATACATATATTTGCAGCATAAAACAGTATATTTATACGTTATTTATGTGGAGGACCCACAATTAAGACAAAATTTAACCTAAAAAAAGCATGACAAGAGAAGAACTCTTAGCATTAGTGAACAAGGAGGCAGATACCACCAAGTTCAAATCACTTAGCCAGAAGACCATCAATGAAGAACTTGATGATGTTTTGGAAGATTTCGGTGACGATGAGGCAGCAAATGCCAAGTTGGTTACCAAGTTAGCAAACCGACTTAAACGCATGGACGGAAACCTGCACAAGAATGTCTCTGACGAGATCAAGAAGAGCAGGGAGGAAGCCGAGCGCAAGAAGAAGGAAGAGGAAGAGGAGCGCAAGAAGAAGGAAGCTGGAAAGGATGACGATCCTGACGACAAATACTCCAAGCTGCTTGAGAAACTCGAAGCTCTCGAAAAGGCTAACGCAGAACGAGACAAGAAGGCTGCAAGGAAGGCAACCATCGAGTCGGTGAAGGCAGGTTTGAAGGATAAGTTCGACAAGGCAAACCTTGAAATGAAGAACTATTTCCTCAATGCCGCAATCGCAAAGCTGGAGATTCCGGACGAAGATGTCGACATCGACGACCTGGTTTCTAAGGCTGAGAAGATCTACACCGCAGAGTACAAGGAGGCTACTGGTGAAAACGGTATTCCTGCAAAGGGACAGCGGACATCAGGTGGCGGAAGCTCTACTGACGACGACAAGTTCATGGATGAGATTGCAGAGCGTCGCAAGAAGAGATACGGCGGCGGTGAAGACAAGAAGTAATTTCATGACAACAATTTTAAAAAGGTAAAAAGATTATGGACAACTCTTCTATTTCCTACATGAACCAGATGGCTACCAGTGGTATGTTGAACCACGGCGCGACCATTGTTCAGACAGAAGGTAAGGTCGGTGGAACCAGATACGTGTTTGCCGGTCTTGAGGCGCTTATCAAGAATGCCTTCGTTCACCCACCTATTGGTGGTAAGCTTGTAAACCCATTTAAGGGTCAGGCTAAGATTTATGCAGGCGACTTGATTGAGCACGACCTTGGTTTTTCAGCTGGCAACGATGGTCCTGGTGCTACCATCAAGATTCTGAAGGCTTACGGCGTAGCAAAGGCTACTACTGCGGCTACAGACACAGACATCTACATCGTTCGCAACGGCTTCGTTCACATTCCGTTCCCTGGTGATACCATCATGGTCGGTCAGAAGGATTTCAAGACAAAGGCAAAGGGTGTGACGGTTTCTGCCGTTGAGGCTACGACAGACGCCACCGCAGGTGATGTTTGGAAGGTTACACTTTCTGCCGCTCTCGGCACATTGAAGGCTGGTGACGTTTTGGTTGAGGCTGCAAGCGCAGGTGATTCGGTATTGCCTATGGTGACAAACCCTAACTGCTTCGCTCCGAACGACAACGACTTCCCTTATTACGATGCAGGAGGCGACAAGTACCACAAGCCTCGTACAAACATCAACTTCTGTATGTTGAATCCAGACTGCGTTATGTGGCTTGACCGTATGGGTCCTGTTCCTCCTGCTGTAAAGGCTATGAACAAGTCGCTCTACCCAGAGTTCTGGCATATTTAACCTATTGTCTAACGTAAAAAGATTGATTCAGGATTATGGCAAAAATTGATATTGGTGTCGAGCAGCTTGCGAAGTTCTTCACTGGTAAGGGTAACAATACTTACCTTCAGAAGTTTGTCAATCGTGACGGCGTATTGCGCTGTAACAACGGCTGGTATCTGACACAGGGTGACATTGATCCAAACCTCACCCCTACATCTAATAATGGCGACGCAACCTTCAAGGTTCGTCTTCGCACTTTGAACCCTGCAACCTTGATGAACCTCCGTGCTCCTCTAGGCGAGGGCTATCAGAACGACCACGAGGGTATTGAGTGGTACACCGCTTCAATCCCAGACTTCGCTGCTGACGGCTTCCGTGAGACTGCGACAGAGCGTTATCACAAGATGAAGCTTCTCCAGGATGAGTTCGGAAACGACGCTGACCTGGTTGATGCTTATCTCGACAAGGTTCAGGTATTGTATGACTCTCTTGACATGACCATGACCTACATGTCAGCACAGTTGAGTTCTAAGGGTGTTATCGACTACGACAAGATCGGTCGCGGTATTCAGGAGCCTCTGTATGACGCAAAGGTTCCAGCTGATAACTTCAAGAAGGCAGGCAAGGTAGCCTGGAGCGACGCAAGCTGCGACTTGCTTGAGCAGATGCGTAAGTTTGAGGAGGATTGGCGAAACAGCCATATCGAGTACCGCAGTGTGCCTCTCGTATGGCAGATGACCAAGAACGACTACAACAACGTATTCTTGAAGAACAAGCAGATTGCCGAGCTGTACAAGAGCTGGGCGAACGCTAACTTTGTGGCAGTATTGCAGAACTACGGTCCGAACAACGCAATGTTCTTGAAGTCTGTTGTTGACCTCAATGGTCTTTCTCCTATAGAGATTGTTGATGAGGTTGAGCACAACAAGCGCTTCGATGGAACCGTTACAGAGATTCGTGGTTGGGCAGACGGAACAGTCGTTCTTCGCCCTGCTGGCAAGCCATTGCGTTTCATGCGAAAGGAGATTCTCGACAGGCGAATCTTCGATACTCTCGGCAACAAGCTCGTAGATGTAGCCTGGGCACAAACCAACAACGGTCTCGGTCTGCTCCGTAACATGGTTACCGCTAACGGTCTGTTCCAGGAGTTCAAGACAGACTTGTTCCTCGCTTCTGTTCCTGCTCTGCTCGATGCTCCTTACCGTTGGATTATCGACATCACACAGAAGGGTTAATTATTTAACGTAATTAGATTGTATGGTTATGGAATCAGAGATGGAAGTTTACACTGCATACGACTACCTTATCAACAAGGTGAAGTTTGAAGTGCCAAAGAAGACCATGTTGGGAATCATGCTTACACGCAGCATACAGCCGGAGTCGCTTATGTGCGACTGTGATGCAGACTTGCTGAGTTTAGCATACGCCGATACATTGAAGTGGTTTTGTCTTGGCCCAAGCAAGGTGAACAACACCTCTGATTCCGACAATGGTTGGACTCACACTGGAGGAGGATATGAGATTTCGGGTGATGATATCAGTGCAATGAAGTCGGAGGCTAATGCTATCTACAAAAAGCTTGAGCCAGACTCGATGCTCAAGAAAAAATCCACCTTCCGGTTGACCTCTCACGGAGTGAAGCGGGCGAATTATTCTCCTTGTGGAGGACCGCTCCCACACATCATCAAATAAGGCGTATGGAAAAGGAAAACATCAGAAACAAAAGATACCCTCACCTCATCAAGATTGTGAGGAAGGTCATCGGAAAATCAGACCCTGATGATCCGTTCTCCTATGATGACGCTCCCGTCGGAGAGGACGAGGATATTGTTCTATACTATGGCGAAGGCCGCAGTTATACGGACACTACCACTGTAGGCGATAAATATGTAGACCAGAACAAGAGGAAAGCATCGATTCCTGTCAGATATGACGAATGGGGTGCTGGCAGATGTCCTCTTGACGGAGATACCATTTACGCTACTATTGGAAACAATACAGAAGTAGGCATCGTAAAAGACTGCGAACCTGATAATAACAGGACTGTTGTTTACTGGGAATATATAAGAGTTTAGGATATGGGAAGTTTGGCAGATCAGTTTGCGATTATGGCTAAAAACGTTATCGGAAGAAAAACGACGGAAGCCATTTTGGAAAAACTATCACTTGTTGCTTATGACATGGTGGAGCGATACGCAAGCACCAAGGATTATCATGACGTAACAGGTAACTTGCTAAATTCTTTTGCCGTAGGGGTTTACCATAACGGGAAAATAAACCGCATAGTAGACGCGAGCAGCGTAGGTTTAGAGCCACCGACAAGACAATCTCTTGCAAAAGGAGAACTCTACGATTTAACATACTACTATAGCGGTAAGCCTGCGAGACATCTCACAGAAGACGGGAAAAAACTGACAAGGCCGTATCGCGGAGAGTATGGATCTGGCGGAAAGTACGGTGTCAGTGTGGCACACAGAAGTTTGGTACAAAGGCATCCAAGCGGAACATACGCAATCGTAGCTGTTGTAGCTATGGAATACGCAAAGTTTGTACAAAACAAGCGGAACCACGACGTACTTACAGGCTTAAGAGACGAACTTCCAGGAATATTTGAAGGAAAAATAGTAACGATATGATAAGTATTAAGACATTATACTTCGATGTGGGCAACGCCATGAAAGGTGTGTGTGACAGGGTGTTCCCACGCAACCGTCCAAAGGCTGTTGACAAGAAGATAAACAGTTATATCGTTGTCTTCTTCCCATCTTCCATATACAACAACGAGATGAACTCTGACGGTGCGTATAACGACTACTCTACCACCATACAGATAGAAGTGTACGTAAAGGATAAGGCTTCGGCAGACAATCCAAACGCACTCGATGTATCCAAAGTAGACGATAAAGTAAAATCTGTTATGGACAGATTTCCAATATCCACCAAAAACATCATCGTGACAAATCCAAGTATAACCATGCAGACAGATGACGGAGACGGCTACTCTGTCACCATCATACAAGGACGATTGAGAACAAAATAAGTATTCAGGTATAACATTTTAAAATATTACGGATTATGGCAATGACAACTATTGACAAGATGAAGGACATTTTCGTTGGTCCTAAGACCTTGCTCTACACGAGTGTAATCGCAGACTTGAGCAAGGCTACACTTGAAATCACTCCAGAAGTTGAGCTTCCGGTTACCGTCGATACCTTAAAGGCTACAATGGATGATCCTACCATCAACCACTATAAGGTTATCGGACTTGCTGGAGACTGGGCTACCAGCTCTGAGCTTGGTGACTTCAACGTTGAGTTCGTTGTTCCTTCTAAGGCTAAGGACTTGCTGAAAGTCATGTTCGGCGAGGATGCAATCACAGAGTTGACCAAGGTTACCTTGAAAGGTACTGGTGACACAGCTCTCGATGCTACTACCGGTTTTACCGGCGTTTCAGTTGAGCCAAAGAAGTTCAAGATAAAGGGTACTATCGTCATCGTTGACGAAGAGAAGAAGAACCTCATGGTAATTACCAATATTGCTCTCTATGCTACCTTGCAGTGGGACAACTCTGGTACAGAGCCTGTTGCATTCAAGTTCGCCGGTTCTATCGAGGGTGCAGGTAAGCGCAGTATCGCTTGGCTTACTAATGCTCCAGCTTCCGGTGTTGGAGGTTAATTAAAGAGAAGTCTTTAGGTAATTAGATTCAGGATAACAACCGTTGGGCGGCAGGCTTATGATAACAGCCGTGCCGCCCTTCTTCATTTAAAAAATCATACAATCATGTCAGAAGAAAAGAAAATAGAGCAGCCTTCTGTTGACTTGCAGGAGATGCTTGACAGCGTTATTGGTGACACACCTACTGAGGTGGTGTTCCGTGGCAAGAAACACAGTGTAGGATGGCTAAGAAAGGGAACAATGAGAAGATGCACCCATATCAAGATGAAGGAGAAGAACGAATGGAAGCGCAACGTAAAGATTTGCGTCTGCATCCTCCTCAACAACATCTGGAAGATACGAGCCTTCTACTGGCTTTACTGGCGTTGGCTCTACTACATCAAGGACGTAGACGTGGTAGAGGTTCTGAAAGTTCTCGATGTTTCTAAAAAAAAAATTCCATCGAACGCATTATCACTGGCTACCATATTAGCGACAGGGATGACGGACGTGATGATGACGATGACGAGGAGAGAAGTAAAAGCTATCCAAGCAGAACAAGCTGGGGAGCGGCCTTCTCGTTAGCGGAGAAGTTTGGCTTTCTCTTCCATCGCAAGTACTTCATCGCAGCATACGACTACTGGTGGGGCTATTCGTCGGCTCAGATTGACCTCATGGTTGCAGACCAGCCTCTTGTCGTCTATCCTAAGACGAAGAAGGGAAGCGGACCGAAGAAGCACACGTTAAAGGAAATGGATGACCTCTATGACAGATGGATGGAGAAAAAGAAGAAAGAAGGAAGCCTCATCGGTAAGAAGATAAGTCTTGCTGATTACTTAAACAATAAACTCTAATTTTAAAATATTCAGGATATGGCAGGTGGAAATATGGGAGACATCAGTTTCTCTCTCACTCTTAAATCGAGAATTGAAGAGGAAACAAAAAAGATTACCAAAGAATTAAACAAGATTGATGCTACTGGTAAGCAGGCGCAGAATGCTTTGGAAGCAATATCCGAAGCAACAAAAGGTATTGGAGATAAGGGAGGTCGTAGTTTTGAAAAGCTAAACAACTTCGTTAAAGAATTACGTCGTAACATTGCTGTATTTTCAAGCGAAGATTTCTTTAGTCCGAAAAAAATACAGCAGTTGGAGTCTGTCCAGGAAGGGTTGTACAGAATAGGCCGCATACTTGGAGAGGTGTCTAAGGAAGGCGCTGGATTCAACATATTCCCTAACAGCGTTGCTACTGAGGCTAATAAGGCTGAGAGAGAGCTTTACAAGTTGTCTTCTTTTATTAACGAGATTAACAAGCGTCATGGTGAAGGAATACAGATATTTGGCGTCGATTCAACGAACAACATACGGCAATCGTTGTCAGAGTTGTCTAAATATAGAACTGAGTTAGAGCAGATTAGGAATAACGGAGGTATTCATCCTATTACTGGACTAACAGCATCTGATGTCGTAAAGAGCGCAGGATTCCTTAATGCGATTGACGATGCAAAGGTATACGCAAAAGTTGTAAAGGACGCAATCAAGCAGGAGTCTGATGAGTATACCCGTAAGCAAAAACAGTCGGTGCAATATCTTGATCAACTTAACAGAGAGGGTCTTGCTCTTCAGAGAAACGCAGAAATCAGAGACAGAATAGCTATCCAGCAGGAGAAGGCATGGAAAAAGGAAACTAAAAGTGGTTTTAGAGGAGGACTCTATGCAACACCTGGTCGTTCAGAAGCAGCGAAGGGTTATTTAGATATAGCCAACGCATATAAGAAGGCGGCTGACGAGTTGCAGACAAAGCACAATGATGCCAATTCTAAGCTAACAAAACTCCTCGACGAGTACAATAAGGAAGTAAAGGAACTTGAATCAAAGATAAAGGCTATCTCTCCTAAGATGGACGGATTAGCCTGGAATGGGAAAAAGCTCTCACCTACAGACCTTGCCAAGTACGAGGAACTTGCGAAGCAGCTTGAGCATCTAAAAAACACAAAAGGTGCAGAAATTGCATTTGACCAAGCTAAGATCACAGCCGAAGAAGCGAAGATTCAGCGCATCATAAGCCTGGTTAGAGAATATGAGAAGCTTTCAGAAAGAGTATCAAAGTCGACGTATAAGCCATACGATGCGACATCATACGAGCAGAGGAGAATCTCTGAGACTACAGCATTAAAGAATGCTATCTTAGAAAGATACAAGACAGAACAAGATGCCGAGAAAAAGCGAAAGAAAGACGAGGCAGACGCAACACGCGAGGCAAAAGCAAACGAGAAGCAAAGACAGAACGAGTTGAAGAACACAGAACGTCGATACGATTCTCTTGGCAATAAGGTTCGTCAGCTTCGTTCAGAATACAGCAGGGGTATCTCTATCGGCTCAGATGTAAGCAAGGCAGAAGGCGAGATACATAGGCTCATTTCTATAATGAGGCAGCTTCAAAATATAAAAGACAACCTTTCTTCTCCTACAGGATGGAAGGGCTATCTTGGTGCGCTTGGCAGTATTGGTAGTGGTCATGACACAACATTAGCATCAAGGGTTCTTCAGGACCAAAGGGCAGTTAATCGCGAGGTACAGAGAGGTGTTGAGCTTGAACAGAAGCGTCAGCAGGAAATTGCTCAGTCTGCCGCAAAGGCACGGAACGATCTTGCAGCAGCATTCGCCGGAGCAAACGCTGAAGCAAAGAAGATGCAATCCATAGTCGGAGACATCAAATCTCTCTTCTTACAGGGAGGTATTGTCTTTGGAGCGCAGCAATTCTTTAATTCAATCGTACAGACCGGTGGTGAGATTGTTCAGCAGCATGTTGCGTTACGCTCTATCCTTGGTGATGTACAGAAGGCTGACGAGCTGTTCGCTCAGACACAGCAGCTTGCGTTGCAGTCTCCATTCAAGTTTGGAGAGCTGAACCGAGATGTTAAGCAGTTGGCTGCATTCGGAGTCGAGGCAAACGACTTGTATGATAGCACAAAGCGACTTGCGGATATAGCATCTGGTCTTGGAGTTGACTTCGGACGATTGGGTCTTGCATTCGGACAGGTAAAGGCTCGTTCTTGGCTCGATGGTAAGGAGTTGCGCCAGTTTGCTTACGCAGGACTCCCACTCTTGCAGAAGATAACTGAATTGTACAATGCTGAAGGAAAGAACGGAAGGAACAATTATACCCAGGCAGATGTCAAGAAGATGATTAGTGATAGAAAGGTAAGCTTCGAGGATGTTCAGAAGGTACTGTGGAAAATGACAGACGAGGGCGGTCAGTTCTACAACATGCAGTTCGTTCTGTCCGAAACATTGCTTGGCCGATGGAATAAGCTTATCGACGCATGGGATATTATGCTTGGAAAGTTCGCAGAAGGCAAGAGCGTTGTCGGAGGAACTTTCTCTTTCCTTATTAATAGAACAACAGATTTGATTTTGGCTTTGGATAAGGTCTCTAACGCAGCGCTTGCATTCGGTGCTATGTATGCTTTGCGTAAGGGTGCTACAGCCATTGCTTCAAGAGTTGGTATAAGCAGTAACCTTGCAGCTTTGAGGGCTGAACAACAGGTAAAGCTAAGAACTTTCGCCGTAGAGCAGCAGCAAGCTCTCATTGAGGGCAAGATAACAATGGAAAAAATGAGGCAGAATATTGCTGACTACCAGGGAATGCTGAATAGCAAGATTACTACCAGAAATGCTGTAGAGCAAGCTGCACTGGATGGACGACTTAGCGCGTTGAAGATGCAGAAAGCTTTCCGCGAGGGCCTAATATCCAAGGAGATGATCGAACAGCTTCGCCTTATGGGTATGATAAGCGCAAAGGAGTCCGAGCTTATAACTAAAGAAGGAACAAGGGCAAGAATGTCGCTTGCTGTTAACCAGGCAAAAGGAAAGTTTGGTGGATTCTTCTCAGGATGGAATATTGCAACACTTGGTATTACTATAGGAGCAGCTCTGTATTCGGCATATAGTCAGTTCAAGGACAGCATCAAACAGGATACCGACAGGATAAACGAGACTGCAAAAACAACAGTAAAGACACTATCTGATACGTTATCGGAAGTTGGCAACAAAGGTACTGGCGCGACTCTTCAGCAACAGGTAGACAAGATGACAGATGTCCTTAAACAGAGCGGACTCTATACAGACTCCATTAAGGAACAGATAGACAGTACTGATGACCTCGGCAAGGAGTATGATATCTTAAAACAGAAAATCATTGACGCCAGGAATGAGAATAATTTCACTCCAAGAGAAGGAGAGAACTTCGCAAAGGCAAAGAAGGCTTCTGGTGCTGGATTCGCAGGTGGAGCAAGTTGGTTCGGTCAATGGACTGGTATCGGTCAAGACGATATTGACGAGAACATAAACGACGTTGCAGGGAACCTTGCTCAACTCCAGATGAAGATGGAGAAATTCGGTGATTCTACCAAGTCTTCAATGGAAAAGGTTGCAAATTCTATCCTTGGTGCAAGGGCTGCCGGAATGACATTTGAGGAAAAAATAGCCGAGATATGCAGTTCGAGAGGTGTAAACGGATATTGGGAGACATTTGTCAAGAAGGTAAGTAACGGAAACAAAGATGTTGAAGATGATCTCCGTGGGTTAGAGGTCGACTTGGATGACTTTAGTGGAAACTTTGGTCAGATAGCTACCGACGATATTCCTAAATATCTCGAATATATGGCCAAGAGTAGGAATATGGACATGGTTGAGTTCTCAAGGTGGTGCAAACAGCACCCGGATAAGTTCAGAACCATGCTTGACCAAATGTTATCTGAGGCGAACAAGAAAGTTCCTGGTCTTGTAGCGAGACTTCAAAGCGTAGCTATGGCTATTTTGAACATAGGAAAAGCAAAGCCACAAGAAGGCAATACTGGTCCAAAAGTTTGGAAAAACCCTAACAAAGTAGGAACTATCGAAAGAAAAGCCTTCGACAAGCTACAAAATGCAGGAAGGCTTAAAGGAGGAAAAGATGGTTTCTGGCAGAAGGAAATGGCCGAGTATATACATAATCTGAATGGAGGAAATAGTAACGGATGGACTTCATTCGGAGAGGCTGTAAGAAAGAAATATAAGGAGGTACGTGACGAGAATGACAATGCAAAGAATGCAGGAGACAGACAACCATACGTAAGGGAGCAGCGAATGCTTGAAGCAATAGCGGCTCAGTCTGGAATAAGTCTTGATGTAGGCAAGAATAAGGTTACTGGTCACTTCGGGAAAGGCAAAAACAAGAATGGTCGCGAAGAAGACAAACAGTTAAAGGACCTCCGTGAACGCATCGACTTATACAAGAAGATGTATGCAGAAATCAAGAAGTTCAAGGAACTCTACGGAAAGGGTGCTCTTGGTCAACTTGCTAATGACGGAGAGTTTGGGGCTATATTCAATGATAAAAAGAGATTTCCTATCTCCGACTACACCAATTATGAGACCTCTATTAAAGAACTCTTGAAGACTCTCCCAGCCTCAACAAGGGAGAGATTGGACTATGTTGCAAACGAGAAGGCTGGCATTCAAACCGAAAACAGAAAACTTCTCGAATACCAGCGCAGAGACGAACTGAATGTACTCAATAAGCAACTTGATACTATATCCGAGCAGTATGAGACATACAAGAAGATATATGAGCTGACAGGAAACAAGAAGGGCTCAGAAAACTTAGCTTTCGGAGGAACTGTCCAGTTTGATACATATAAGAGGTTCCTGGAGGAGCAGCTCGATATTGCGGTAAAGCACGACAACGTTCAGTCCGGCCTTAACTTGACTACGGACGATGTTAAGGGAATGAGTCTTGAAAATGTCAAGGATAAGTATGGAGAAGAGTCTCGTGTTTACGATATTCGCAAGAAGCTGGAAGATGAGAATAACAAGATCAAGAAGGAGACCATCGACCTGATGGCTAATTTGATTGAGAAGAACGCTACCATTGCCCAGCAGATTGAGGACGAGAACCGCAAATACGAAAGGCAGCTTGAACTCATCAAGGTAATAGAAGACCCACAGATGAGAGACAGAGCCAAGGCCGGTGCCACAAAGACACACAATGAGAATGTGGCGAAGCTTCAGTTTGAGCAGTTCAAACAAGAGTCAGACTGGGTTACTATCTTTGATGACCTTGACAGGGTATCTTCCGCTACCATCAGCTCGATGATTACGAAGATAGACGAGTTTTCAAGAACGACGGGATTGTCGGTAGAAGTAGTGAAACAACTTAGGGACGCTCTCGACAAGCTAAGAAAAGAGGACATTGACAGAAACCCACTACCATACATCTTCGGGTCCGTAAATCAAGGAAACGCTATAGGAGAATACTTGAAAGGTAACCTCGGTGCGCAGTACATGAATGGCAAAAAGTATGTGCCTACCGCAGAACAAGCAAAGAAGATGGGCATAGAATGGAGTGCTGCCGGGTATAGCAAAAATGAGCTTGCGAGCAAACAGAAAGGAAAGTATGCAGACTCGTCGAATGCCATCACTGCGCTTGCAGGAAAGTTTAAGGCATTGGAAAGCGCTCTTGATCCAGTGATAGGTTTGTTTAAGGCTATGGGTGAAGAGGATTCTATTCTCGGGCAGATAATGGGAGGCGCAAGCAATGCCGTTTCTTCTGCCGCCAACACTGTAGGCGCGTTCAACACACTGTCAACTGTAAAAGGTTTAGAGTTCTTGGAAGGTGTTGGGCCGTATGCAGCAGCAGCTTCGGCTGCGTTTAGTATAGGAGGCTCTCTTATCAATGCATTCGGAGCAGATTATTCAGAGTACAACAAAGCGAAGCAGAAGTATGAAACGCTTTCTTCGATCTGGGATTCTCTCATCTCCAAGAAGTCGGAGTACATGAACATTCACTGGGGTACTGAGGCTGCAAACGCCTCAAAGGAAGCCCAGGAGATGCTGGAAGCTGAGATAAAGCAGACGAAGGTGATCGCGCTGAAGAACTTCAACTCTGGTGCTTCGATGGGAAGTCACTCTCTAAAGGTAAGGGACTGGGAGAAGCGTGGGTGGAAGCAGGCAGCACCTGAAATATCCAAGAGATACGGCGTAAAGTTTGACTACATGACTGACATTCTGGATATAGACTACAAGGTGCTTCAGCAGATAAAGAAGGACTACGCGGAGCTTTGGGCCAACCTTGATGAGGACTCAAGGATCTATCTTGACAAACTGATAGAGTACGGCGAGAAGTCGGAGGATATGATAGAAGCGCTGACTGAGAAGCTTACAGGTAACAAGTACTCTGACCTCGTTTCCGCCTGGGGTGACGCAATGGTCACGATGTCGAACACATCGGATAACCTCGTGGACCATTTCGAGGAAAATCTAAGGAATGCTATCTTGAAATCCATGATAGAGAACCTTTATGGAGAGAAGATAAAAGCTCTGATAGAGAAGACCAAGAAGTATGGAGACCCTAATGGCGGTACTGAAAAGAGGCTTGACACAGCAACGGGAAAAGTAATGTCCGAGTACACCAACACAGAGATGGACGAGATAGGAAAAGACCTTGCTGACGTGACAAAGCAGATAGAGGCATCGAGAGATTATCTCAAGCGGTACTACGGATGGAGCGACAACAGCAGTTCTTCTCTTACAAATTCTGTAAAAGGGATAACGGAAGATACAGGAGACCTGATTGCCAGTTACATTAAAAGCATACGTCTTGATGTGTCAGTAATAAGAGAGGAGCAAGTGAAATGTATGTCGGAATCGAACGAGATAGCCAAGTCGCAACTAACACAGTTGAACTTCATATCTGCCAACACCCTAAGAAACGCTGAAGCAGCAGAGCGGATAGAACGCGTATTCGAGGAGTATAGCAGTAATTTCAACATGGTTATCAACGGCGTTAAGTCTATAAAGGTAAGATAATGTAATGATTAAGGGCGTGATGAAGTGTTATTCTCGCCCTTAATTGCATAAATATACATTGATATTTCTATTTTACTTGTATAATTATACAATTAATTGTATATTTGCATCATAATAATTGATTTTGACTTATGAAAGATTATTTCAGAATTTATATGCAGAAGGATGGTGATGGTGCCAAGGTGATGGACACTATAACCGATTTTGGCATGTACGTAAGCGAGAGCCCGTTCAAACCATGCGACGCAGTGAAAGAACCAGTAAAGAGGAGCTGGTATGACGAGCACGGAGACGATGAATATATAGGCAAAGACGGCCTGTATATGGCAGCTTACGAAAACAAGGTGAAGTTCCTGTTTAAGGGAGAAGCTTATGGGGCTAACGAGAGATGCAGGAGCTTCGTGAATTATCTCCGAACAACAGGTATGATGAAGATGTACTGCGACTTCAATAAGATTGGAAGACAGCACGTGAGACTGAAAAGCATAGACCCTGTACTGTACAGAGACCCAGAGAACGAAGACTTATTGGTGATGAGTGTTACCTTTAAGTTTAATGACCCCGTGACAGACATTAAGCCGGTGATGGGCGCTGACGGAAACATAACGAACTTAACCTGATACAGACATGAGTAGGTGGAACATATATCATAAGGACGGAACAAAGCTTACAGACGTGAACGATGACGAGGTTGTCGTTCACGGATTGCAGTACTCAGACAAATGGATGGGAGACTGCTTCATTACCATTGACTTCAAAAACAACGCTCCAATCAACTTTAAGATAGGCGACTACATCATATACAGAGGAGAGCGCTTCGAGTTGAACTATGAGCCAGGAAAAGACAAAAAAGCAAGTCTAAACACATACGGAGAAGGCTTCGTGTATGACAGTGTAAAGTTCAATGCGTTGCAGGACGAGTTGTCGAGATCTGAGTTCTACGATGTAGTATTGAATGACAACGATCTTCACTACACTGCCCTACCTAAATTCTCATTCTATGTACAGACTTTGGATGATTTGCTCGACAGAATCCAGGCATGCTTAAACGAGCAAATTGGTGCAGGTCTTTGGAAGATTTACTCCCGTAATAAGGTTCGTTCCGTGCAGCGTGGAGCCCTCGAAAGCGAGTGGCTGTCGGTTTATGGTGAGAAAACAGACGATAACGTCATCGAATCAAAGTCTATCACCGTTGACGGAAAGACCTGTTGGGAGGCTTTGGCCTTAGTAAACAGCGGGTGGGATGTAAACTTCATTGTAAGAGGTCGGAATGTGTACGTTGGAACGGCAGGCGTGCTCGCAAACAAAATCTTCAAGTACGGGCTTGGAAAAGGGTTAAGCGAGTTGGTCCAAAATGCAGACTCAGAACAGCAAATCGTGACAAGGCTAAGAGCTTACGGTTCTGAAAAGAACCTCCCATCTCACTACTACGCAGACCTCGGAACAAAATACTTCAGTAATATTACAGAGATAGAGCATGCTTCCCGTTATCTATCTGTATGCCTCGATATGGAGTATATGGATAACTTTTTTACAACTCCGAGAGTGTATGTAAATGATACAGGAGAAGAGCATACATACGGCCATGTACTGAAAGTAACATTCGACTTTGAAACTATAATTACGGGTTATGTGTCTCTGAAAAGCGGTACTTACTCTGTGATATTATATTCTGAGGTTGCGAACGAACAAAATGATAACGGAGACGAACCATCAAGAGCAAATCTTGACAAGTTTATCGCACAGGTGAACTCCGGGAACAGGAAGCTATATATCGTAGACGGTCTTAACAAGAAGGCAGTTCCGTCTTCGATGAAAGAGTATGCAAAGAATCTGCCAAACAACATGTCTATCAACAGGCTGATGTTGCCAGGATTCCCTCATGTTTCACTTAACGACTACTACAACTCGCTGAGTAAGGCAGATAAGGAATATGTAAACCCAACTGGCAAGGAACATATCTTTTCGACCAATCCACACAGGCCCTACATTGACTCTGTGAACATACAGCAGATTGGCCTGCGTTCAGCATCGCAATATTTTGATAACGATGACAAGACCAACGGTATCGTAGAGATATACCCTACCATCGAAGAAATGGTTGTAGGTGGCGTGCGTGTGGATGAGATTGACGAGGGTGTTACACCTAATGACAACGGAAGGTTTGAAGACGGTCAAACTGTAAATAATGTTGACATCTACCTGAATCCGTCTATCGACTTCGACATCAACGACCTGAAGGACAGTGATTTCTCTATCGCCATGAAGGATGGCATGTGCGGAGGAAGAACCTTTAAGGTGGCATCATCGGTAAAAGAAAACGGCAGATGGAGGCTAACTATACAGAGAGTAAAGGACGATACTTTGGAGCTGTGGTTCCCATACAAAGACTATCCTATCAGAAAAGGAGATCACTTCGTGCTGACAGGTATCACACTACCCGACTCTTATGTGAACGCAGCGTCACTAAAGCTTCTGAAGTACGCCATTGCCTACATAGACAAGAACGACTACACAAGGTATGTTTACCAGCCAAAGGTGGACGAAGTGTTTATGGCCAGACAAAACGACCAAGCGGCTGAAGATAAAACCGGAACCATCAAGAGCCTTCACGACACGCTGAAGGCCGGCGACATCATGGAGTTTGACGATGACGACTTACACATAGGAGGCAAGGTGACCATCGATCAGCTCGTTATAAGAGAAAACGAAGGAGGAATACCAACCTATGAAGTAACTCTGAGGAATGATGTAGAAGTCGGAACGATGGCTAAGATAAAGCAGCAGATTTCATCACTTGAGTCAGGAAACGGAAAGGTAAGTAGCGAGACATCGAAACAGATAACAGACTCTACCATCAATGAAGCTTCAAAACACTTTCTGTCGAAGCTAAAGGATGACACCGCGCAAGGCGTGATTACCTTCATCAAAGGACTGGTGAGCGAGGCTTTGGTGAAGCTGAACGGATGTGCTTACTTTGGTAATGGAGGAGCGTTGATAGACGAGGCAGGACGTGCCATCTTGGAGTCGTTGAAGTCAATAGACTACGACAACGAAGCAGAGCATGGTTTCGCTGTCAAGAAAGAAAACGGAAAATATCACGCCTTCGTTACCAATCTTACCATTTGGGGAAAGGCTATCTTCAACGAATTGGAGGTAAGAAAACTGTCGTATGCAGGAGGTAATGTGTACCTATCTGGCGCAGGAAGCAAGATAGTGAAGGTTGTACCTGTGATATGGGAAAGCGAGAGCAGCGAATGGATAGAGTCGTCTGTTGATATGTGCGAAGGCTGGCTCTGTTATCTTCTTGCTGACGACGGCACTATGGCTACGCAGAACCTGTGGAAAGAGGGCGACCAAGTGAGGTGTAAGACTATCGGTACTCTTGATACGGGAACCATGAACGCAAGCAATAAGAGCTACTGGCGAACAATCCCTGAGCACGGCGTATCGAGTGTGAACGAGAAGATATATGACGGATATGGCAACGAGCTGTATGGCGGGCAGATGTTCTCTTGGATTGTGCTTGGAAAACACTCAATGGCGTTTGATGGCGGTGACGAAAGTAGCGCTTCGCCAGAGATTGCCGGTATACCAGAGGAAGGTGACACTATCGTACTTGACGGTTCGAGAAACGACACGACAAGGCAAGGTGTACTGATACTGGAGAGCGCTGGAGAGAACACACCTCGCATCGTAGGCTTCAAGGGTGTGAACAGATATACCCACGAGAACAAGGAGGTATTCGTGCTTTCTCCTGACGGGTCGAGATTCTACAGCAATCTGTTTGAATGGGTATCCCCAAGCGGTAACACCATACACATGGTGAACTACAGAGGCGAGTGGAAGGCAGGAAGCTATGCCTACTACGACCAGGTGAACCATAACAACGCCCTGTGGACTTGTATCAATGAGAACGGAACGAGCCAAGAGCCTTCGGACGCAAGCAGCGACTGGCAGAAGGTGCTGTCTGGAGAGAAAGGTGACAAGGGCGACAAAGGCGAAAAGGGAGATAGAGGTGATGAAGGGCCACAGGGACCTAAAGGAGAAACAGGTGCGCAGGGCGAAACTGGCGCACAAGGGCCGCAGGGCGAGAAAGGAGAACAAGGTACTCCTGGTGTGAACGGAAATGACGGAAATGATGGTATTACTTGTCTTCTCACTCCTGATACGCTGATGTATGATACAGACGACAATGGAAATGCCATCAATGTAGGAACAGGTAAGAAAACAACACTGAGGGTGCTAAGAGGAGATAAAGAGCTTACGGACGTTACGATTGTTGGTGTGAAGAACATGGTGAACTGTGTGGCTTCAAGGCTTAACAACTCAAACAGCTTCTACATATCCGCTATCGCAGTCCAGAAGGTAACCATTGGCACCGACACGATAGACGTGTCTTGCACAAACGGATCGTTTGACATTGACTTCTCCGTAGACGGTGCGACCTATACAGCAACAGCTAAGTTTGCTGTGAATGTTTCCGCTTTTACTGGTAGGATGACTTTGAACAACAGACAGTTTGAGGTAAGGATGACCGAAGTGACGGGAAACTTGGAGAAAACCAACAAGAAAGTAGAAGAAAACTACACAAAGCTTGAAACATCCATATCGACTACTGCCAAGAGCGTAAAGGTGGAAGCTGTGTCACAGGCAAAAGAAGACATGAAGGCTGCTGGACTTGGAATCACGGCTGAAGGCGTGGAGCTGTATGGCGACAAGGTAAAGGTGAAGAACAACGGCAAGACTGCCGCTATGTTCACCGACGGAAAGCTCAATGCCGACTTGATAGATGCCGATACCATCAATGTGCACCACGTGTGGGCAAAAGACAGCAACAACCAGAATACCCTCGCTCATTTCGGAAACTACGACATAGACGAGGCGAAGGATGAAGACGGAAAGCAATATCCTCTCTGGGTAGGTTCGTCGACAGCCTCCGACTCTCCGTTCCGTGTCTCTAAGGATGGCTACATGTATGCCGACAAGGGTGCTTTCGGTGTGAGATATTACGAAGATGAGGTCAGTGGTACACGAAAGAAGTTCGGACGGTTCGAGATAACTGGCGAAGGTCTGTCGAGTGGTGCTGTATTCAAGGAAGACAGCATGATGTTGACAGATACTCGTTTCCAGCTGATCAAGGCAGAGGGACGGAGTGCTATATTCATCGACACGGACCAGACCCTCGCTATTCCTGGCCCTGGAACTTACCTCAGTGCGAAGATGAGGGTAGATGCCATCGATACAACTGACGGCTACCATAGCAACGTGTGCTACTATGCGGTAGCGAAGAACGGCGTGCAGAACTATGCGCTGCGCGGTATTGGTGACGTATCGGTCAACGGTGGAGTATACGGATATAAGTACACGATGATAAATATGACTACCAAGAATGTATTCCTTGATAATACAGGTTTGTTGAGAGGAACTACTTATAACGAAGTGCAGAAAATAGATTCGCTTACCATGATAGTCAGCTCGAAAAAGTATCTTGCGCTTGCGCTGCCCACTCTCAGTACGATCAAGCAGATACTGTTCGGTTCGCAGTATGTCGATGACAAGTTCTGCGTAAGGCTTACAATCGTGATGGATATTGGCAGCGAGTCCATCGCCTTGAGAGGAAGATGCACAACAAAAGACGACGCAAATGTGGCGCAATGGAACATTAAAGACCTCCCGCTTATTACACACTGGAACGGTGGTTATTGGTCGGACTTCGATATGGCAGAAGGCGATGCTTACGACTTCCTGCTGACGTATGACCCGAACAAATCTTACACACTCGAAGGTTTTACACAGCCATATCTGGCGAGAATAATTAACAGACAGTACTAATTTAAACATATAGCTATATGAAGAAAATCGTTAAAGGTAATGACTTCACGCTGAAGATACCAGTGATGAAGATGGTAGAGGGGCAAGCACAGGCTTTCCCTCTGCCAGCCTGTACGGACGTGGTGGTACAGGTGTGTAATCAGTTCAAGCGCATCCCTCTTGCGTTTGAAATTGATGTAAAGGAGGATAATGTTCTCCTGGCGAGAGTAGAGGGTGACAAGATGAGCATCGGTACGTATGCCATCGAGGTGAAGGGAAAAATCTTTGGCAACGACTGGCGAAGCAACGAATATCCTCAGTTTGCCATCGTGTCCAACAATGCAGATGCTGATACTGAGTTTGGAACTACCGATGAGGGAGATAACAGCGTAGAGATTGATACCGCTATGGTTATCCTCCCTCCAAGTGTGGAATTGTCAGACCTCATCAATAAGGCGAATGATGCCCTGAAGACCAATAAGGAAACAAACGATACCCTCAATGCGAATGAGAGCGCACGTAATGAAGCCGAGGCGCAACGAGTGACTGCTGAGTCCGAGCGAACGGATGCTGAACAGTCGAGAGCATCTGCTGAGGAAGCAAGGGTGTCTGCTGAAGGCGATAGAGCAAACGCAGAAAGAGGCCGTGAGCTTGCAGAATTTAATCGCATAGAAGCAGAGCGTGTTCGTGTAGAAAACGAGAATACAATACTGGCTAACGAACGCACCCGAAATGATAACGAACACGAACGTGTTAATGCCGATATTATGCGGGAACATTCAGAAGAAGAGCGTGTGGCTGCGGAAAACAGCCGATCGAACTCCGAAGTACAGCGTGTGACTGCTGAAAACGAAAGAGAGTTCGCTGAGAATAGTCGTGCATCTGCCGAAGCAGAACGAGTGCAGGCTGAAAAGAAGCGTCAGACCGATACGTCTGCTGCTATCGGCAGTATGAACGAGAGAATAGAGACTGCAATCAGCGAGCTTAATACTCATCGCACAGAGTTTGATGAAGCAGAGACTGCGAGAGTTGGCGCTGAGAATAGCCGTGTTGAAGCTGAAAATAAGCGTATAAAGGCAGAGGAAGACAGAGTTTCCGCAGAAGGCGCAAGAGCGGAAGCGGAACAAGCTCGTGTGGACGCAGAAACAAAGCGAGAGCGTGATTTTGACACCGCTATCCAAGCAGCAGAGAATGCAACGACTGGTGCAGAGACCTGTAACATAGAGATGGTAGGCTCAACAATATCTGTGACAAACCGCAACGGAAAAACGAAGTCGGTAGATGTTATCAATACCGATGAAGAAGTGACTGTAACCATCGCATCTTCTGTTAATTCTATCAACGTGGCAGGCATTAAAATCAATGTATTCCTCAATAACGGCAAGACTCCTCAGACGTATACTACCAACGCAGAGGGTAAGGCCACATTCACCATCGACCGAGGCAACTACTATCAGGTAGTGTTCCCTGAGTACGGCAATGCGCAGCCTATCGCTCCTGTTGGCTATACAGCAGTATTGGGTAGCCGCAATATCAATGTGGAATATCTTCCTTACGATGAGGACAGCATGGAGAAGGTAATCATCACGGCTACAAAGTATGTTGAGAACGTAGGCACAGCTTGGGAGGGTATTCCTGTTATCGTGACGATTGATAGGAAGGATACTACCTATCAGACTGATGCGAAAGGTCAGGTGACAGTATTCGTTCCATACAAGAAGGAATATACTGTAAGAATTGATAATCAGGATGGCTACAATGTCAGCTTCAACAAGAACTCGAGAACCTATACCGCGAATGTTCCTCAAAGGCTTATCTACTACAGATTCTACCAGTTCAAGGCTGGTATATTTGTGGTAGATATTGATAAAAATGAGTACTACATCGAAGACTGGGTGGCAGCAGGCAGAAACGCTGATGATGCAGTAGCTATCAGGGTGGCAGACGCTTCACTTTCTATCAATCATGGTACTTTCTGTATTCGCACAAGCGATATTAAGAATGTGTCAAAACTGATAAGTACGCCGTGGTGTACTCAGCAATTACAGTTTAATTCTATTGCTCTGGACGGAAATAACGTGAATGATGCAAACTACTACAACGGAGAGTCTTCATCATATCTTATCAGGCAGGAGGCTCAGGAGCGCAGCTTGTCTGTGCCAGCCTTTGATTATGCGTATGGTCAGATATTCAACCTTGGCGGTGAGGATTTGCATGGTTTCATCATGTCAGTTGGTCAGGAATACGTACACGTAGCCAATATCGGTATCATCCGGCAGGTACTGGAAACCCTGTATGGTGAGACGGTTGCGACTGACTACTACAACTTCGTAATGAATAGATACAGGTGGACTTCTACGCAGAGCAATGCTACGAGCGCTTGGAGCTGCAGTAGTAGTGCGAGCGGCTACTACAAGTCGTACAGCTTCGTGGTTCTGCCAGTTTTCGCTTGTTAACCTCTTTATCTCTTCATCTCTTTAAATCTCTTTTCAAAATGGCACTTACAGAGAATTTGTTTATATACAAAGATACGCTTGTCTTGTGCAAGATACTCCTCAAGTATAGCAAGACCGTCAGCAAGATTGTAAGATACAGCACCTATAATGAGGCTGTCAGCAAGGCTTGCGCAGCCCTCGATATGATACGCAGAATCAACGAGAGCTGGACGGAAAGAGAAGATCGTATCCATGAATATATATTGCTCATGTCGGAAGTCAACTCAAGGATCAACCTCCTCACGGATGCCGAGTTTCTTAACAAGAAACAGGCAACAAACCTTAATCATTTAGCGGAGAAGGTATTGAGAGAGGCGTATGGTTGGCAGAAGGCAGAGCAAAAGCGCAAAGGTGAGAGTCGTGAAGCTGTATGCAACACGAGGGTGCCGTCACTTTAGTGACAAGGGGTATTAACACGCAACTCTGAAAAGAGAAGTGTTCAGAACGTAAAACGGAGAAAATACCGAGATACGCAGAGCAATGCTACGAACGCTTGGAACTACAGTAGTAGTGCGAACAACAACAACAAGTCGAACAGCAACGTGGTTCTGCCAGTTTTCGATTATCAGGCAGTGACTATTATCTCTGTATTTGCCATTTTAAAAAATGAAATTTGATAAAGAGTATGTTACGATAGAAGAGGTGTATGTCGCCTATTATGACTGCTGCAAGCATAAAGGCTCAACCGATGGTTGCATCGAATACCAGATGAACTATATTGCGAATAATTATCAGCTATATACCGAACTCAACTCGATGACATACGAGATAAGCAAGAGCAAGACTTTCTGTGTAACGAGACCAAAGCTCAGGGAAGTGTTCTGCGCTGCATTCCGAGACAGGATAGTACACCATCTGCTTGCAATTAAATTTGCAGACATACTCGAAGGCGAAATGACAGACAAGGCGTATGCCTGTCGTGTGGGTAAGGGAACTGATTACGGCATCGCTGATGTAAAGAAACAAATAGAGCGAGTGAGCGAGAACTATACTAAGGAAGCGTGGGTGCTAAAATGCGACCTGCAGGGTTTCTTTATGAGCATCAATCGCTCGCTCCTTTATAACCTCCTTGTAAAAGTTATCAGGGAAAAGTATCATGGCGATGATATAGAATGGTGGCTGTGGCTATGGAAGAAAGTTGTCTTGCACGACCCTACGAAGAACTGTGTAAGAGTTGGTGATTTGAGTTTGTGGAATAAGCTGCCGAATAATAAGTCGCTATTCACCTGTGGAAAAGGTGTCGGCTTGCCTATCGGAAACCTACCATCACAACTTCTTGCAAACCTTCTGCTGTCAAAATTCGATAAACTGATGATAGATAGAGTTGTAGAAGATGGTGGATATGGAAGATATGTAGACGATTTTGTAGTTATCAGTAGGGATAAAAAATTACTCCTGAATATCCTACAAGAATCGAGAAACTATCTGTTAGAAGAACTTGGGCTTACACTGCATCCACGAAAGGTTAGCCTACAGAGGGCATCGAGCGGAGTAAGGTTTATAGGCGCATTAATTCGCCCAGGCAGAACTATCCCAAACTCACGTACAGTTGAACATCTATATGACGTGATAGATAAATTCGGAATGATGTCCGACCCTAAAGGTGAGGTGTTGCTGAAGTATGTGAACCGCATTAATAGTCTGATGGGCGTACTTGCGCATTACAACACCTATAATATCAGGCGTAAGGCATGGGAGATGATGCCGCATAAATATAGAGTCTTTTGCGTAAACATGAAGAAAATCAAAATAAAAAATAAATTTAAAAAGTAAAAAGATTATGGAGAAAATTAATTTTATCAAGACCTTTATTCCCGAAGGCCAGTACAGACAAAAGTATGAGTACGGAGACATGGTGGTATATCACATCAATGCCGAGTACAACAAGGAGATGAACGCTTATGAGTGCTACGAATGTACTCTTCCGAAAGCTACGTTCGATGAAACCAAAGTAAGATCTGCATTTGCGCAATTCTCTGCTAAGATGGATGCCTTGAAACTCGAAGAAGCTAAGGCTGAAAAGATAGCGGAGATAACAGACTACGACACATCGGACAATGTGAACGGATTTATGCTGAACGGACTGCTTGTTTGGCTTGACAAGGCGACACGAGTGGGACTGATGAACTCCACCACTATTGCCAAAGCAGCAGGCCAGAAAACGACAACCTTATGGCTTGGAGGCATCAAGCTGGTGGTGGATTGCGACAAGGCCATCCAGTTGCTATCTGCGCTTGAGATGTATGCCCTGGAGTGCTTTAACGTGACAGCAAGTCATAAGCAAGCTGTGAGTGAGCTAACGACCATCGAGGAGGTGGAGGCTTACAACTACAAGTCAGGCTATCCTAAGATGCTTGAAATGAGTGTGTAATAATATCATTCTTCCGATGATGGGAAAATGATAGCACCATATTCCTGACATCACGAAAATGGTAATACCATATTGCTGATGTCAGCAAAATGATATTTGTGTCTAACTAATTAAAACTAAAAGATTATGTATATACTGAGTGTTATTTCATTTCTTTTGTTAGGAGGATTTCTGTTGCTCGCAGCAATGCGCTTTGGCGTTCCTGCGATGGTAAGTGACGTGTATTACCAGCTACAGAACTGCACGGGCAGCGAGGTAATAGGAGACAAAAACAAGCGAAACTATGGATGGGTATTCACGGCCGTTATGGTTACGTGTGCGATACTGATGATGGTGTGTATGCTCGACTCTGGTAAGGGCATTCAGTGCCTCGCCTTTATAGGTTGCGCAGGATTGATGTTTGTTGGTGCTGCACCGAACTATCTCGATGCTGATGACTACCCTATTCATAAGGTAGGCGCACTTGTAGCTGCGGCAGGGTGTGTAGGCTGGTGCCTGTCGGTGTGCTGGGTTCCAACGGCTGTAATAACCCTTATCTATCTGCTACTCGTAAGCTGTTCGGACGATGACGAAGTATATAAGCCAGTGTTGTATATGGCAGAGGTGGCAGGGTTCTTAGATGTGTTCATTACGTACTGGGTGATAGATTGGTGATAAAACGCCGTTGCTGGTAACAATAAGATGGTTTAGTAAAGTTTAACGCTAATAATTTGGCATTTTTTCTTGCGTTATTGCCATAAAAGTGTAACTTTGCAACCATCTTATTTTTTATTAACTCAATCTTAAAACCGAAAATTATGAATAAAGAAGATGAAAGCTACCTATTAAAGTGGTTGCAGGATAAAGACCTAAGTGAGGTAATGAACTTGCTTATGAAGCACGGAAATCGGTATAGCAGAAGGATTCTGAAATTTTTTCGCTGGTTCTGCAAATACGTTCCGATAATTATTATGTGCTTCCACGCTTATGGGATGTGGAATTTCTCGCAGAATCATCGTGAAATGTTTATCCCATACGCAGAAAATATGCCTTGCTATATCTACGTATATTTCATGGTGTATATTTTCCCAATGGTTTTGATATTAGCAAGCCGATTCTTCTTCCTATGTTGGAGATACAGAATACCATTCTTCTATTTCTTCGGCATCAATGCAGCTCACATAGTTGAACGGAGCTGGTACACGACAAATGATATGATAGATTCCTGCTTCACTGTCATGGTGATAACGGCAATGTTTTATATATACGGATTCTGCGACATGTTTATCAGCAAAACCAAGTTAGGACGTAAAATCTGCGCATAATATGGGAAAGATACTAAATTATAAGTTGCTCGGCACAGCATTGAAGTCGCTAAGTGATGCTTGCTTTAAGGCTGACGAACAGCAGAAGAATGGAGAGAAAGTCACTGCTTGTGGAATGAGCGATGAGGACTTGGATAGATTGTGTGACATCATTCCAAACATGCTCAATCCTATGATGAGCACCGAGGAAGTTAAGGAGAAACTGCACGTTTCTGATGCTACTTTGAACAGGATGGTAGCGAGAGGCGACATACCTAACGGAGAATGCAAGAAGCGAGGACATACCCGATATTTTAAGAAGTGGGGTATACTACACTACATAAAAAGCAAGAGAGGTAAGTGATTGCCTCTCTTTTTGTTTTCAATCCTTTCTAATCTTGCAAACAATGGAAAGGATTTTAATTCCCCCTATATTAGCTCAAAATGATATTACCTACTATAACCTTAAAACACTGATAATCAACAACTAAAAGAAAGTGTGATAGAGTTATCTTTGTTCTTATTAATTCGCTGTACCTTTGCATCGTAACGTTACAATAGTGTTAGTTAATATTAAGGATAACTTAAAAAGATTGTATCATGGAAATGACAGATGCAAAAGTAGTAGAGAAGATAATCTACGAAGATGGAAAGAAAGAATATGCCAGCAAGGGTTTGGCAGGAACAGCCCTCGGAATTGGCATCGGTGGCTTAGCTTTAGCTTTGCTCAATGGAAATGGTCGTGGTGTGTTTGGTTCACTCGGAGGCAATATGCCTGAGAACGTGAACATCAACACTTATGGAGCTAACTCAAGCTCAAATCAGCCAACAGCCTTGCAAGTAATGGAGAAGGAATGCGCTGATGAGGTGAAGCTGCTTACCGACATGTTCGGTTTGAAGCTCGACACCGCTAACAAGTTCTACGCTATGCGTGATACTGACATCGCAGAGAAGTTCTCTATGTACAAAGGTGCTACAGACGCTATCAACGCTGAGAACCGCCGTGCAATGCAGGCTGAGTTCGGTCTTTACAAGTCTCAGATTGATGCGGACTTCGGTCTGTACAAGAATCAGAGAGACCAGTATAACGCACTACAGGCTAAGTATAGCGACCTCGACAAGAAGGTAGCCATCATGGAAGCACTCACTCCTTACAAGGAGAAGCTGATGATGGCTTACGTGAACGAGAAGACCTGCAACAAGATAACAGGGCAGCTCGTACTCCCTTCAACCCCTGTAGTTTCAGGTTATGGAAGCTATTGCTGCAACAGTACTGCTACCTCAACTCCCAGTACAGGAGCGTAACAGAGCAGTAAGGAAGTCTGTAAAAAGGACTAAAAAGAAATGAGTTGGTGAGGGGTGTTTGCCCTCGTTGGTTGATGCCCTCTCACCTATCTAAAATATATCACCAACTTAAAGATATTGATTATGATGAATTTTGTGAACAGCCCTTTGCTTGATATGGGCACAAGTCAGCAACAACAGCCGCAGATGTTGGACGCAGAGCTACAAAAGGTGTATGAGGCAATACAGCAGAAGCGAGCATCTATCAATATGCAAGCGCAGCAGTCTTCTACACCACTTTGGGATGAAATCGACAAAATTGAGGACAATCTTACAGTGGCGCAAAGGCAGTACTTGATGCAAAACAAGGAGTACGTTGACAGCTTGCAATATGTGTCAAAGTTAGTACAAGACGAGGAATTGCGCATAATACGTCCTCGTATCGAAAGCACTCAGCAAGGACAGGAGGCATTGAAGAAACATTTGTCTTTGATGCAACGACTGAGAAAAGAAGTAGCGCAGGCAGAGGAGCAGAAATCTGCCATGCTCAACGATTATATGACTAACCATAGTGATAAGACTTGGCAAGAATACCTTGCTTGGTACAACAAGACAAAGAAAGGAGAATCTAAGAAATGAACGTAACAGAATTGAAAGAGAAACTGCTTACATCGCTTGACTTGTGGGCAGACGCTAGAATAAGTGATATGGTGAAGGAAAACCCATCACTGGCTATTCCTTCCGTGTACATGAAGCGAGCTTCACACAACATAATTGCAAAGAATAAGGATAGTTGGGGCAATAGCATTGACAACGCTACATTATTCATTGCCGATGAGGACGGAAACATTGATGCTGATACCATATTCTCAGACCTCATGCAGATGCTAGAAAATATAAGCAACTATGAGTTTGATTTCGGATTTGTCAAAGGTCGCATTGATGGCGGTGCTTTGTCTATTGATTTACCAGAAAACATCATAACTACTATTCTCTTTGGAAGCAAGAAAAGCATCAGCTTTACAAAAGCTGACTTTGAGGAGTTGAAAAGTCTGATAACAGCAGAATAATAATCATAAAAATATAAGGTTATGAAAAAGGTGTTTGAAAATATTATATCTTGCAATGATATGCAGGTTATCAAGAACTGTGTTACTATCATGGCAGATTGTTGTGAAGTAGGAATGAACGACAGCGTAATGCTTGACATGATTAAGCAGGTCCGGGGAGAGATTGGAGAGTGTCATTATAACGAAGATATGGCAGATATGCATCTTTGTCTCATAGGCCAGCTTCACACTAAAGATGTAGCCAAGGACTATTGGCATGAGGTCAAGAACGACAACATCAATCTCGAAGACTGGTGCGTTCTTTGGGGAGAAATGGTAAAGCGTAACGACGCAAAGATAAAGAAATGGTTCCCGAAGATCAATACGTACAACTACGAGCAAAAGATTTTCGATGAATGTATTTCCTTCCTGGAAAGTGGCAGACTTCCATATTACGACTTGAATGTCTAAAGTTTTTCGTTATTCTGAATGAAGTTTCGGTTTTTTTTTCTATCTTTGCATAAAGAGACCGAAACTTTATTTTTATTAATTATTCAGGATAACGAAAATGGCAGAAAGATTAAGAGAATTATTAGTAGGTGTAGTGATAGCAGTTATAGCCTACTTAAAGCCTATTGATGGAGAATTGAAGACATTGGCTTTAGTTTTCTTTCTCAACTTTGTGTTTGGATACCTTAGCGGTATGATAGCTAAAGGTGAGAAATTTGAACTAAAGAAGGCTCTTATTTGCGTAGGTCACGCAACGATATACTTCGTTCTATGCGCAGCCGTATATACCATTGGTAGGTGGAAGGGACAAATGGATGGAGCTATTCAGTGTGTGTCAATGATTACCTACGTTGTGATTTACTTCTATGGAATTAATATCACCCAAAAGATGATGGAGATATTCAAGAAAGGTACGCCACCATGGATGGTAGCGAACTTTATACATTATTGCCTTGGACTGTACTTTTTGGAGAGGATACCTTTCCTGTCATCATTTTTTAACTCATACAAACAACAGAAAGAAAATCAATCATGTTAATTACAATAGACAGAGCTTGGAAAAAAGATTGCTATACTATTAGCCGTCTTTACGTCAACGGTGAATTATTCGGCTGCAATACACTTGAAGATACTGACAGAGGATTGCGCCAAGATATGCAGCTTGAAGAAATCAAGAAGAAAAAGATGTATGGTCAGACTGCAATACCAAGTGGAAGTTATGAGTGTGTATATACTTACTCTAACAGGTTCAAGAAGATGTTGCCGTTGTTACTGAACGTCAAAGGATTTGAAGGAATACGAATACATAGCGGTAACTCTTCAAAAGACACAGAGGGATGCATCTTGGTTGGATTAAATCTCAAAAAGGGAATGGTATTGAATAGTAGAGAATGGACGAACAAGCTAATTCAGACCATGAAGACAGCTTGGGATAAAAATGAAAAAGTAACGATTGTAATTCAGTAGCTTATGAAACTGATTGATAAGATAACAAGAGTTGTAATTGCTATTTCAGTATCAATGCTGGTTCTATCAATGTTCTGTAGATGCACTACTACTAAGTATGTTCCTGTTACAGAATACAAAGATAGGGTCGTAGTAAAGACGGATTCTTTGTTTAAGACCGATTCCGTCTATGTGCATGATAGTGTATCTGTTTGTATTAGAGGTGATACGGTCTTTACGTACAAGTATCATATTAAATATAAAGACAGATACATTGTAAGAAATAAATCAGATACATTGATTGTGCGAGATTCGATTCCATATAAAGTTGAGGTTAGCAAACAACTATCAAAGACTGACAGAGCTTTCTTGAATATAGGCAAGATAGCATCAGTTTGTCTTTTAATATTCGTTCTCGCGTTTTTAGGTTTGATATACTGGAAGTTAAAGCTACATTAAACGTTCTTAGTTTTTAGTGTTTTAGTTGGTTTTTAGTTGATTTACAAACAAAAAGGGGTGACCGCACGCGATGTGCAGCCACCCCTAAACATATAGATAATGCACATAAATTCAATATTCTTCAGCTTGCATTAACTTAATACTATACTCCGTTTCGTAGCGTTTCTTCTGTTCGCATGTGAGTACTTTTATAGGCTATCTAAAATCACCGTTACCATCTATCTTTCCTCTATTCTTTCGAGAATCAAGCTTATCAAGATTCTCCTGGCAGATAGAATTTGCATCCCACCCAAATACAGAGAATAGTCCAAATAGTTGCCAGGCTATGTCGCCTCCTTCTGCACGTATTGCCTTCATCTCCTCGTCTGTCACGTCATCGTGAAACACCAGCTTGCTATTCTCGATATGAGCCTTTCCTTTTCGGATGAGCTTACCGATCTTTGAAGCAAACTCTCCAAGTTCACCCACGTTATTAAAAGTATTTAATGTGTTAAACTTTATTCTACTTTTTGTATAAGTCACACAATCCGAACAAACGGATTGCTGTACCTTACAGGACAAAACGAGTGCCCACTATTGACTATCCTACTGACGTAGGAATCGCCAACTACTTTTCGCATGATATTTAAGGCTCCATTCTGATCGGCATTAATAAGTTTACCTGTAGAAGAACGAAAGAGTCCTCTTTTAGTTCTTCTTCCAAGGTATTGCTCATGCTTGCCGATTGTTTCAAGAGCCAGTGCATCACATTTACTTGTGTAGCTTTCTTCATGTTCCACGAAGTCAATGCCAACCATTTCGCACTTGTATCTTAGATAGGAGGTTAATCTCGCAAAAGGCATCTGAACAAACTTTTGGTTGTTCCTCTTGCCCATGTCGGATTTCTGTTTCCATCCGGCATTGTAGCCTACAATTAACCTGCCTATCTTTTTCTCTACAAGCATGTCAACAATCTGTCGGCTAACCTTTTGGAAAGCATCCTCAAAGTAGCGGTCTCGCTTGTCGTACATACGAATGATTCTTCTTGTGCTTCGCTTTATGCCTTGCTGGTCTTTAATGGACTGCAAGTGAGAAAGTGTCTTGTTAAAGTGTTGATTATATGATTTGAGATATTTGCCGCTAAAGATAACACACCCCTCGTCAGTCACCATCGTAGCGAGATTATCAAGTCCAAGGTCTATGGCTGCGCATTTGTTTGTGTCAACATCTGCGTTCTGCACGTCGTAGTCATAAATAATCTCAACCTTGATATTATGTCTATTAGGGAGAATACGCACCTGATTAAACTTGACAATGCGACTGCTGTATTTCTCCCATTGAGGAATATCAACGAACAAGTCCTTTGCGAGTTTTATGCGTCCATCCTTGATACTGCATGACTGATTTGTATAGTACAAGTTAAACATACCACCGCGCTTGCGATAATGCGGCATCTGTGGCATGGCTTTGTACTTCTCTGGGTGTTTCTTCCAATCCTTGATGCTCTTGCAGTATGCCTTCATATTCTTATCCAGAACACGGAGTATCTGCTGTGAACACTGAGACTTCAGCAACTTGTAATTACATTCGCCTTCGAGGTTGGTGACACCCTTAATGAGTTTATCCATGTCGTTATACCACGTCCAAACGCCATCAGCATCGAGACGCTGACGGAACAGATAGAGAGCCTGATTATATAGGTTGTTCGATATGCGGAACAATCTGTCTAACTCATCTGTGTGACGTATGTAGAACTTATAGACTAATCTCATTTTTTAAGTCTTCTTGTATTATTTTCAACTTGCGTTTTCTTCTCTTGCTGTACATCTTCATGGCGAAGCAGTGCAGCATGGAAATTATCTCTTCAAAGATTTCGGCTTCGTCGGATTTGTCATCCGAATCATTAATCACAACTATCTCGCACCCAAACTCAGCAAAAAGCCTCTGAAACATATCGAAAGATATTCTCGAAAGTCTATCTTTATATGTTATGTATAGCTTAGCAACTTTGTAGCAAAGAATGTCATCAAGTAGTAATTTGAATTGTTTGCGGTCAAAGTTCATACCGCTTGCTACATCCTTGTATGACTTGTTGACCTTTATGCCGTTCTTGTTGCAATAACTAATCAGCGTCTGCTCTTGATTTACAAGGTCTGATTTCTGCTTGGCTGTTGAGACTCTTGCGTAAGTGACATTCAATCTCTCATTGGAAAGACCAGCCTTGCGGTAAACGTCGTCATCATTGTAATCATAGAAACCGTTTGGCAACTCGACTACCATAATCTCTTTTTTCTGCACATATTTTACCAAAGTTTGTCGTGATATGTGTAATATCTTCAATACTTTTGCACTTTTCATGTTGCAAAGTTAAGAAGAATTATTCAATTATCAAAATATTATATCATAATTTTCATATTATTTGTGATTATATCTAATCAATACCATATTATCTTTGCCTACTGATGTGAGGGTGTTGGTTGTACCCCCCATTTATCTCCATTCGCTGACAGAAGCGTCCGTTGGAGGGATGCTTGCGGTCTGACGGATTGTCGGGGTCACGACCACGGAAAGCTGCTATGCGAAAGTGTAGCATAATAGGTTGTCTTTTGTTACTGTTGTTATCGAATTGCTCCACGGCCACGGACTGGGGCGGTGATACTTATCGCCGTATCTGCACCCTCCCCTGTCGCCATGCTCACGACGGTAGACTTTGGCTTCCTCGGTGCGGTAGTGGACGAGGACGGAACGGTCAATCATATTCTATCAATATTTTCGGTTTATCGACATCGTGACCCTTACCCCCCCAGTTATGCACAGGGCTATGCCGTGCTGTGACACGATGATGCCGTTTTGCGAGGGGCTGTAGGAGCCGAGGACGATGGGGCGAGGATTGTCAGTTCTCATCCTTCTTCCTCTCCATATTCTCCTTAAACAACAGCGCAAACTCATCGCCTAACGCTGCCACTCCCTTATCCGTGAACACGGAATAAGACAGCTCCATTTTCTGCTTTGCCGAGTTGAGTGCGTGCTGAAGGCTCGCAGGTGTCATGTTCCAACCATCGGCTGCTTGCATCCACAGCGTGAGCCACGTCTTGAGGAACATTGCCGCCTCATGTGTCGGTGGCAAATCAAACTGCACGAACATGGCATTGTCGGAGTCGTTTGCCTCGAGGAACTTGCTCACGGCATCGTCTTTGAGGAAATATCGGTCGGACACTTCCTCTTCCAGCACATCCTCAAGCCGGGTCTTCAGATCGAATGGTTCTGGAAACCGATAGTCGAAGGCTACGTCACGGCGCATTGAAATACAGAATAAACGGTCGCGGTTTTGCGGCACGCCATAGTGCTTTGCATTGAGTCTGGACCAACGGCTCACATAATTGAGCGACGAGAGTTTGTCGAGCCATTTCTGGAAGTCGGGCATGAACTTCTGGCTGACGAGTGCCGCCACGTTCTCCTGCAAGAGATACTTGGGGCGAAGCACCTCCACGGCATCGGCCACACGCCACAGCAGTGCGCTTCGGGTGTCGCTGCCCTCCTGCAAGCCCATCTGCTTGCCCGCCTGGCTGATGTCCTGACAGGGCGATGAATAGGTGAAGCGGTCCACCTCGCGGCCTCCGAGCGAGCGTTTCACCTCGTGCCAGTCTATCTTGGTGATGTCGCCCAGGGCGCAGTCGGCAAACTGCGGAAAGACAAAGTTGTGCATCTGACAGGCGTATTTGTCGATGTCGCTCCATCCCTTGCACGTCCATCGGAAATCGGGATGCCACTCGCGTAGCACGTCGGCTGCCATGAGCTGAGAATCGTAACCGGAGAATGTGGTGAGAAATATCTTCTCTTCGTTCTTGTCGGCGGCAACAGGCATGGCGGGCAGGGTGTCTTCGAGGTCGTCGAATAGTGAGAGCTGCGTGAATGGGCATGGCTTGGGTGGAGCAGGGTAGAAAAGCTGCTCGTAGATGTGTGCCAACACGTCAACGACTATACTGTTTCCGGCTTGCTTGTACTGCTGTGAGGCAGATATGGCCATGTCTTCGGGATTTCCCTTGCCCTTCCAACCTGGCAGCCGTTCAGCTGCTTGGGCATTGCTGCTCTGCATCGTTCCGATTACGTTATCGCGAACACCCATCAAGCGAAAACACTCCTTTGGCGTGAGCTTGCGGATGGCATAGCTCTTGATGGTGCGGTCAGTGAAATTGAGTTTTGTGATCATGTTGTCTTTGTTTTATTCGTATTCTAAAATTACTCTTTGTATGCGGTCGCTCATCGGGTTGGCAGGGATTGTATAAACGCTGCACCGACTGAACGAATAGGCTTCCTTGTCGCGGTCGCCACAACGCTGATAAATGATGATGTTAGTCATATTCTATTAGGATTTGTAAGCCTCCGTATCTTGTAACAAGAGTCGTTATAGCAACACTTATGCCTCCAACTCCTATCACATTTCCACCAAAGCCACTACGAAACTCGCCGTAGAACAAATTACCGATTCGCTTTATATCACTCATATACCTTAACTATTATTGGTGTTTGCCCCCCCCCTAATCCCATTGCAGACGTAAGGGTGAAACATTCGCCGTGTAGTGAACGAGGGTTTATCAGACCTTTAGTTTGCATGTTCTGGAATATAGAGGTCTGCTCTACCATCTTCACCATTATGGATATTGCTTTTGCTCTTAACATACATTATTCGTATTCAATCAAAATTCCTGGAGCATGATTATCCGCCTTGATACATCGGCTTAATCCTTCCAACGGTGGCCTTTGGAAATCTGGCGACACATTCCAGTAAATTCCGGCTACGGAAGTGGCGTGGTAATCAATCCAGATTTCATTCATATTCTTTAATCAGAAACACATTCTGCTGCCATGCGTTGATTGTCACGGTCGGGCAAATGTCGGTGCCTAATCTACCTCCATCGTTATTGCCACGAGGATATTGGTAGAAGTCAAGATTAATCATATTCTTTATAATTTAACAATGTTTTATTTCCCGATACTCCTCTGTCTTTTCTCCAGCAACAATCATGTCGAACCATTGCTTGCTGACGGTGAGGGTCAAAACTTTCTTTTCCATTTCTTCTTTCTTTTTAATTGTTGTTTCGCAGCACTCAGCAAGTCGCTTGGGGAACAGTTTAATAATTCTACACTTCTTCTAATTTCCTTAGCTTGAGAAGGATTAATACGAACATGCTTTTCTAATCTGTTCTTTAAATTATTAGCTTCCCATTTCGTGACCCGTTTTGCTGCTTGAAACATTCTGTTATCAATCTTACATTGTAACAGCTTGATAGACCAATATGGCGATAATCTATCTATCGACCTAGCCCATATCTTTTTAGCCAACCTAATCTTCATAAGCTATAATTGCTTTAATTTATTAATTATTCTAGCAAAACGTGGCATATTTTTGGAGTGCTCACTTATACGATACTCTTTCGTCATTAAGTCGTATACCCAGCGTAGAATCGCTGCATCCTCGTGAAATTCGTCAATATCTTGTTCGTCTAAAATTATTCGTTTCTCCATACGCTAATTAATTTTCTCCTCAATCGTTTTGAGATAGTAAAGTGTATTGTTGATGCCAGTAAGCTCCTTGCAGGGGCTTTGATAGGTATCAGCAATTTCTTTCAAATCCTTGATAACTTGTTGTAGCTTGATTTTATCTTCCCAATCGAGAACTACAACTTTTCTTGTTTCTTCTTTCATACACTAAAATATTAATTGTTTATTACTATTACGAACATGAAGATACTTTCTTCTCCAAGCAAGATTTCTTTCCACTTTGATATGTCCGTCTTGGAATTGATGTACTCTATCCCAATAAGCAAACATAGAGAATATACTTTTCATAATCTATTTCTCCTTATCGAACTTATTACCAATTCTTTCTATCTTATAAGATTTTATAACACTGTGAAGACAATAAGAATGTTTATTCTCGCAGACCACCATAAAAGCATAGCAACCTTCTGACCAAATCACTTCGGCAGCATAGTTAAATCATACAATATGTATCATGTCGTGCTCAAAGATGTACATGCCTAATCTATCTTTCAGCCCTGTGAATTGGCAGACGGTATTTGGTTCTACTGGATAAGTGACATTTCGGTTCAGCATACTTTCTTTCTGACGATTCTCAATGATGTATGTGTTACCATTCTCCTCGTAGAAATATCCGAAACCACGACTTCATTTTTGCATGTTGATTGAAGCAATTTTATCGCAGCTTCTATTTTTTTTGTAAACAAATCTTCCATATTTTTTTGTTTTAATCTCGGTCTTATCGCAAAAACACCAAGCCATATTATTCCTCCACTTTTACTCCAAAAGGAGTCCCGTCGGCAAAGGTGTTGTCTTCCATAACATCACTAAAATTTAATATTATAATATCACCACTAACGTTTGCCATACTCACATCTATATTGCTAACAGATACTATGTTATAGAAGCATTTATCGCCACTCAACCACCCAAACGGATGATGTTTTTGCATTTCCTGCCAACACTCTTCTGCGTCCTTAAATGGGCGATAATTAGGCTCTGGCTTGATTCGATACTCAATACCATTCCAAAAACCAATTTCTTTTATTTCAGTCCATTCATTCGGAATACCTGCGCTTATAGTGCCTGGCTTGGTTCTACACTCAATTATCTCTCCTTCTGCAAATGCCTGAATAATAGGCAATAGCTGTTTTGCTTCTTCTCTTGTCATACTAAATCCTCCAACTCTTTAAGTGCATTATCACATTTTTGAATATTTAAGTCCATTTTCTCTACAAGGGTATCTTCATTTCTAATATACAACATACTCTTCATTAAAAATAAACTATGTTTAACATCCTTGATTAACTCTATAGCTTTTTCTTTACTCATTGCTTATCCTCTTAGTAATTGATAATCTTCTGCGCCTTACGAACCTTAGCGAAAAACTCAATGACTTCTTGTGAAGTTGCTTCTCTCAAGTAGCCTTTCATCCAATTACCGATACCATTTGATTTCTGAATCATTCCATCAGAATCCTCACCAATTATAACGCCATATCCATCAGCGTTAATAAAGCCATCATGGATAAACACTTTGCCATAACCATCAACTAAGATAGTACCTGCTCTAAATTCACTTAATCTCATATTATCTTATTTTTACACTCTCCCTTTTACAGGAGAGGGTGGTTAGTTACTCAACTACAACTTCCCAGTCTTCCGCAAATACATCGGAAGATGATGGAACCCATGAGTCTGCTCTGCCATCAGGATTGATAATCAACATCTGATTTGTGTAATCAATGTGAGGATTATCACGTTTCATCAAGATGTCCTTTGCAGACTGAGGGAGTGACTGCATATTTGGTATGATTTCACCAGTGATATGAGAAGGAACTTGCTTTACGATAAACAGTCCCTTACCATTACAACCACTACGACGGCAAGCTTTTCCATCTTTCAAAAACTTAATGACATTACCGAAACCAAAATGTCCGTTTGCCAAATATTCGTTATTTCCTGTCATATTATAAATTATTTAAAGTGATTAATTAATCTTTCTTAGGTTTAATACCCCATGCAATGCATCCGAATCTAATATCTGTATCAATGTTTGAGCCATTAAATATAATCTCTTCTCCCTCAATAGATGTTAGAGTAATACCTATAGGCAATGAAGGATAAAGATACAATGGAATTAAACGAAGTCAAAGAGTATTTCTCTCATTAGCAACCTTCTTATCAAATTCTTCTTTTGTCATACTCTTTACTTTTCAAGTTTCTCAATCAATGCATTTATCTCATTATAGGCAAGGATGTCTGTACTTCTACAGAGGTTGCCGATAGCTTTCAAATCCATTATTATCTCATGATTTGTAGGAACGTCATGTTTCTTTCTTACCCATTCGACGAACTCTGGAATTACTACATTATAGCTTTCCAAGTATCCACTTTGTCTGCCTTTGTAAGACAACAGGTAGTAGTTCTTTCTTGTCAATAGCCACCACAAAGCGACTAATCTATATTTTATATTTAATAATTTTTGTTTCATACGACTTACTCCTTAACTTCTTTAAAGATTACACATTTATTATCAGAACGTTCTCTTTGAATCCAATCCCAATATAGTCGATTGTTCAAAACATTCCACTTGTGATTTTTACACTTTAGCGTACCATTAGCACACCATCCACTGGGACACGCAAATGCACAATTCCAACAATTTCCTGTTGCATCTTCAACAACAATGTATTTTTTGCCACAGTAATTAAAATATTCTCCAACTTTAAGCTCTTTCATACTCATTTCCTTTTAAACATATTGGCTTAATATATCATTAAACTTGCAGCAATCTGGACAGTAGTGCTTATCGCCAATCTCTTTCCATCCTGATTCAATAGCGTAGCATCTTGCAGATTTTTTATCCGCTCCAGTGATTGTAGTATCATCTTCACAAAAAGTTTTTCCGCATCTGTCACATACAACAGAGTACATTTTTACTTCCTTAATCATGGTTTCATCCTTTCGTAATCAAGTCTAACAATTCATCTACGAATATCCAATCAGAAAATTTGAATATATTGACTTGCTCTTCCCACATTTCTTTATATGTATTGCAAGTAGTCTCATCGAGCATAGCGTTCATGTTGTAGAGTTTTCTATTACCGAATTCTTTTGAGAACGCAAGAACCTTTCCGTTGTCATTACGTGGAACTTCGCTAGCAGGGTGAAACAATTCCTTCAAAAACTCATTAAGAGCCCACTTAGCACCTTTTCTAAAAGCTTCTGCTATGAAATGACTATCATCGATAGTGCCATAAGTAGCATCACAATATCCTTGAGCTGCACTTTTTATTTTCTTATCGTCTATCATAACAAACCAATTAATTTACACATTATTAAATAAATGTTATAAGTATAACGATTGGACGGATGATTATTACAGAAATCTCCTAAATCACTCGTCCAATCTAAGACCTATTTTTTGTGTAATAACAACCATGAGTTTCTTCTCACTCTTTCCATTCTTTAGTAGTACCAATTAGCTTTGCAGTCTCTTCATTGTAAGGAATACAATAAGGATAACCACCAACACAACCAATAGTATTATATTCTCCATACGAATCAATATGACTGAAAATATTAGCAGTCCATATAGCATCATTATCAACTCTTGTTACTACTCTATCAAATGGCTTTGGAGTCCACTTCGGCTTCAAATCAACAATGGCTTTCTTCTCATCATCCCAAGCCTTATTTTCTTTTGCGATAGCTTCAAAGAGACGCTGTTTATCTTCATCTGTGGCAAATCTATACCCTTCAGATGATACCACATGTTCGTTAAACAATAATCCGAATATATCATTTATAGAAACATAGAAATAAAGGGTGTCCTTATAAATCTTTCGGCATATTGCAACTGATTCTCCATATACCACTATATCCCCATCCTTGAACTCAGGCTGTTTTTCAATCTCCAAAGTTTCACGATTGAGTTTGCCACCCAATTTTTCCTCGATGGTATTGATGTAGGTTTGAGCAACTTCTTTGTTATCTTCAATATGATAGTTTTGTGTATTCTGCATATTCAAACAAGATATATGTCTCTTTTTACTTACACTAATCCAGTGTTTACCTTCAAATATAGTATAATCATCTTTTGAGAAACCCTTAAAGATTATATGGCTATCACTATCATTGCTAACCAAGACATCACCTTTCTTCCAATCGAATTTGCGCCAGTCACGCATTTCTTTTGAAGGAAGAAGAATCTGTAAACCATCAGGGCATACTCTTACAGTACCAAATTCGGAATAACCACGATGGCAAGTAGTATTATTATCGGTCTCATTTGTACACCAAACTACTGTTTCTGTATCTGTAGTACTGATTGTATCTAACTCTACATCTCTATTATACAACCAGTCGTACAATTTAGTTCCTTGCGGTTTATATTTAAGAATTTCCGCTATATTAATTTCTTTTCCCATAATCGTATTGTTTAGTTTTTGAAAATTGCATCCAAGATTTTGCGGAAGTTAGGGTTGTCGATGGCTGCCTGCGCATCGTTTTTGTTCTTAAAATAGACATCGTTTCTAACAGAACCACCACAATATTCAATATCATATTTTTCTCTAAGAGTATCGTACCAAATAGAAAATTTTAAGCTATCTGGGTTTTTCCAATCAGGCTTCCAATCGCCATTGTAATATCTTGCTATATTCATAAGGCGATCAGTAGCACAGAGTTTGAAAGCATTTTTATCATCAACAGGTATGCCTGTTCTGTTTCCTTCAAGATCTAAAGAATTCTCTATATCTTCATAACGCAATTCTTTCTTTCTAAACTTGATAACGCCAGTATCAAAGTCGCAATTCTCTACATCTATCTCCATCCCATCAGGGATATTGATAGTAAGTTGATTATCTTTTATTTCCATATCTTTTTTAATTTCTTTGAAACACACGCTACGTGTATCCTTTCTGTTATTCGGGCTACAAGTTCCGGTTACTTTTTCTAAATAACTCCTTTTGCTGTAGCATTCTTTTTCTAAATCACAAAACGCACAAAAGTACTCAGGTAGTTCCACTACCTCATAAGTTTTTCCTTTAAACTCAAAGGTTTCTCCGATCTTTCTTTCCATAATCTCGATAATTTATATATGATAACGACTACTCGATACTCGTGCTCGCCAATCAAAACAACCTGTTGCGTCTGGTTTTAAGAAACGCATCTCCAACTTCTTTAACGCGGCTCTGTGCTTATTAGCAATGTTGACGCAGTGTAGATTATGAGCTAACTTAATTTGCTCGACAATACCCTTTCTGGCTACTCGATATTGCTTTTCTGACATCATAAGCTATCCTCCTCGTTAATATTGTATACAAGCCCAACAACAGATTTTATAAGTTCATTGTTAGTCATTGGTCTGAAATCGGCATTTCCAAGTTTCAGTTCGTCTATGATACGGTCACACACTTTGTTTATGTGTCCCATTTTGGAAAGAGGGAAACGTTCGATATCCGAAGCCTTGTCAAGATGGAAGCACTCACGAATGTAAGTTCCAAGGATATATTCTGTGCAAGAACGGTGGCGGGTGACAACCCACACACCCTCTTGTAACTCGTTCTGAAAATTCATGCTCACTGGCCGATAGTGTCCATTAATCTTGCAATACAGACTCTTTGACACATCAAGTTCGGGAATCTTGTATTCCTCGTAACGACCTTTATTATTCTTTGTATATAACTTTGGAATCTTTTTCATTTTGTTTTCTTTTTAAGGTTTGCTGTTCTTATTACTTTGAGGTATTTAGGAGATTTTTTCAATCCAAGCTCTTTAGCTTTCTTGTTAACCTCATAAACGCTGCGGCCTACAATATGTGCGACTTCTTTTGTAGGAGAATCCGGGAACCCTATAGTAAGCGCCCTTATCTGAGCATCATTCCAAGGTGTGCCGGTGTTGACGATTGTATTTTTCTTATCAGACCCGTCTGGTGTTATATTAACGCCGTTAAGTTTGCATGCCTTTGATAAGGCTTCGTCGGCACGATGGCAATCAAGAATTTTAAGACCTATAATCTCGAAGCCAAGATTAAACTTGTCTTTGCATTCCGAAAACACATTGTTGTCTACAGAAACAGGATAAAGAAGTTCCATCACGTTGCGTATCCTGGCATAAACACCCTTGACCGGCACAGTGAACCGTCTTCCAACGGTAAATGCTGTCATACCGTAGTTCTTCTGCATAACGGATGAGAACTCATCCACAGACTTGCAAAGCATTCTTGATAAAATCTCTGCCATGAGAATGAGTGTGTAGAGTTTATGCTGCTTAATACTGAACTTCAAGAACTGGTTATCGATAGCGTAAAAGCATTTCTGTATATCGATCCTAACATCCTCCTCGATAGCATCTGTGAGGTCGAGCCATATCTGCTGCATGCCAATCTTTCCCATGTAGAACATGAAAGATTCAACAAGTTCGTCGGAACATCGTTTCGCCTCCGTAAGCCGCTTTTTTGCCTCCATGCGGAACAGTTTTTTATCCTGTCGCGCATAGTTGTATACATCAGTAATCTGTGTCTGTACCACAGAGGCGAAACCTCCTATCATGGAGTAGAAAAGCATGTAAGCCTTGTTGACCTGTTCCTGCGATGGTCTTTTAAGAGGGATACCTGCTATTAACGGTTTTGATCTGTTTGGTTTCCACTGCATATCAGACCTCCATTTCGACAAAGAACACCACAAAAATTGTATGTTTGTATTTTCTCATTTCTTCGTGATTAAATTACTTATCGTAAACAGCCTTGTAGCTGTCGAGTTGTTGAGATATATGCTCCATATCCTTATCGTATCTGTCACGCTCGGCACGTGCCTTGGAGATAAGGACAAAGCTAACGATAAAGGAAATGATAACCGTTAGTGTTATGAAGATCCAGGGAAGTCTGTATACTGCCTTATTGATTGCTCTTCCCATGTTTCTGACGATAACCCAAGAATAAATACCTATGAACACTACCGCCTGCTTTGTGGTAGTGTTCTCAATACGTTCTTTCTGTGTCATAATTATAAAATTTACTTGGTTTTGTTGCACCACAGCCATGTCTCTGCGAAGGCCCCTGCGTCGAAAGCCTGCTCTAAAGTGGCATCATGGTGCGCGGACAGTCACTCTTTCTTAAGCTGTCTAAGTGTCTTCTTCGTCATCGCATTCATAATTATCACGCAATTTACTCGTGTAATAAAAAGCGTTCGGTTCAAAACACTGTTCTTCAACACATTCTGCGCACACATTTGATGCGCCGTAAAGAGGAGGGCAATGCTTACATCTTCTCCTCGTCCATTCACTGCATTTTCCTGGAGTTTCCATCTTTATTACGTTTCGATTCTTTTTCAAGTTTTTGTTTCATTTCTTCAAGAGGTGATTCTTTCGGATCAACGCCTTTCCTCAAGCAATACTCTTCGTAGGATATAGCGTTCATCTTAGCTTTCTCATCCTCTATCTTCTGCTTGTCGCGGTTTCTCTGTCCGTCAATTTCGGCTCTCTTTTCGTATACCTTGCACATATACTTTTCGAGAGCTATAAAAAGTATCTGAGGATTCACGGTCTTGCCGACATAGATTTCTCCGTACTCGCCCATAGAAAACTCGTAGAAGAATCTGGTAAGCTCGCTTGGAGTAAGGTGATAGTATTCTTGTCTGATGCGCTGTGCCATAGCCTTGAACTGGTAAGAAGTAGTTGAGTCGATAGCTCCAACGACCATAAATAAGTCGATTAGCATTACCTTAATCCAGAACTCGCTTGCACCATCTTTGAAGTACTTATCAACATCAACAAAGGACATTCCGCCTCTATCGACAGAATCGTATATAGAAGTTATAGCGTCCTTGCGATTTTGCAGAGTAGGATATTTCTCCAGGAATAGCGCATATTGTTCACCATACTTTGATACCGCTTGACTATATTCAGTCGGCAAGGATTGAATTAATCTTGTTGAAAGTTCGTTGCTGTTGTTCATAACTGTTTACACAATTTGTTTTAGGAGCGAACAACCCAGTGTAGTTGTTTCCCATAGAATACTCAACGATCACCTTTGCGTATTCAGGATTTCCGTTTGACAACTGTAGAAGTTTTTTTTTAAGAGCTTCTAACCCACGTGGCTTGTAAGTCTGATGTTTTTCTTTCTTGTATGCAAGCCATGCTTCGAGAGCTTCCTTGCAGGGGTAATCATCACAGCAAGGCTGTTCGTCGATCTGAAAGTAGGACAGGTCGTATCCAAGTGCCATTGCGGCTCCCATCAGAAATGCCTTATGGGCCTCATTGTTGTATGGGAACAACTCGTCAGACTTATTTATTATCTTTTTTGGTAATATCATTTGCTTAGAGATAATTTTTAGCATTGTCAATATCGTGCTGTATGTGAAGAAGTGCGATATATTCTTCTGACGACGGAATGTAGATACCAGCCTTGTCGGCAGACCAGTTTCGGAAACGGTCTATGGCAAGCGAAAGTTCTTCCTGTGTCAGCTTTGTGGTAGACAGAAGATATATTCTGTCGTCACCAAGAATATCATCGTGTTTGTGCCTAACAAACAGATCGCTATTGACAACCCTCTTGAAGTAGTAACTTTTAACTTCGTCGAGCGTGTTGCCTGTCTGCAAGCCGAAGTAGGAGAGGATGGTATGGAGATAAGCATTGGCCTTGAGTGACCGTGGCTTCTTGCTTATCAGTTCTACCATCTCTCCGTGTTCTATAAGCTTGTCTACACGAAGCCTCAAGTTATGCGCCTCAAGAGGGTTGCTTGTGTTATACATCATACTATTACAGCATTAAATGTATCTTTAATCAGTTTTAGCTTATATTCCAGGTCAGAATAGCAAAGAGTCTGATTTTCCTGCCGGCGTTCCTGGCTGCTGTGCTGGTGGAAACGGATTTAGAGGATTCATCGGGTTAGCTGCACCAACCATAGCTGACGGTTGAGCCGCCTGTGCTTCCTGGGCGCATGACTGAGAATTCGCATTGTAGCCACCATGCGAAGGAACCTGCTCGCGAACGACCTTCCAAGCATTTACGGAGTTGAACCATTTACCATTGAACTCACGGGCATTGATATCAAAAGATACAGTGACTTCCTCACCAACCTGCAAGTTAAATTCTGTGATTTTTTCACCAAGAACATCGAAAGCAACCTTTTTTGGGTACTGCTCGTGAGTCTCTATGACGGCAGTCTGCGAGCTCCATTGGGTTCCTTTAGCAGATGTGCCGCTTCTTGTCGGCAACACTGCGATAATTTTTCCTGTTATATCCATTTAACTATTTATGATTTTGTTAATAAAATCGTTTGCGAGGATTACCCTCTGTTCCATGAGTTCGATATCATCCTCTACTCTTTCAATATCAGCCCAGTGAATGGGCTTTGAAAGCCAAGGGCAATATACGATGAATATTCCGCTTTTGGCTCCAGTACAACTCATCTCAGCCATCATCTGCCAGTAGTACTTCGGTTCTGTTTCTTTGAGCGAAGCTGCGTCGTGAATGAGAGTTCGGTACTTCATATATGTGTTGATGTTTGGGCACTTGACCTCAATAATCTTAATATCTCCGCCATCACGACCATATATTGCACCATCAGGAGAAGCTGCGAAGTAAGGTATTGTGTCGTGTTTGCAAGACGACAGCTCCGCCATCTCTCCTTTTGGAAAGTTCATCTGCATGAATAAAGATTTCGCAGCATCCTCCTGGTCGGCTCCCCACTGCATAGCCTTAGTGTTGACAGAAACTTGGTCGATGTAGTCTTGAAAGATTCCATCGTCGTTCAGAAACGTCGGGTTAAACATACGTTCGCCTGCAACCTGGAAGAGATACGATTTTGCCGTGTCGGAAAAAACCTCATCTTTCTTACGACCAGACTTCATGATATCGGCAACCTTAGAACCAGTTATGCATCCACATCGCATCCTATGCCATTCTAAGCTTCGCTGTTCTACATTGTAAGTAATCATTTCTTGTCCTCCTTCTTTGCGGCATCGGCCTTTGCAGCATCAGCGGCCATAGCGGTGATACTATTCTTGTTCTCTTCCTTTCGGTATGGCTTCATCAGTTCGTCGACCGTTGTGTCACCATCCTTGAGTGACTGGGCAATACCAAGCAAAAGGGCAATTTGATCCGCCTTAATCTGGTTGACCGTCTGCTTGCCACAGAGCATTATAACTTCCTTCTCGTTGATACCATACTCATCCTTGAAGAAATCGATGCATTTCTTTCGTCTTGCAACGAGCTTTTCCTCGTCTGACAAATCTCCGGTAATGAAGTGTTGAGCAGCTTGATATACCTTATCAGTTATAGCCTTTGGGATAACAGAGAACACCGCATTTCGATAAGCAATAGAGTTTGCTGCGTTGCCTGTAACGGTAATCATGTCATCAGTAAAGCGTTTGCCGTTCTTACCTACAATAGAACGTCTTACCTCAAAGGCTGTAGCGACGTTATTCTCCAAATCCCAACAAGTACCACGACTGATAACTTGCTTATCGGTAATCTGAACAACCTTTGCCTCCGCTCTCATATTCCCCCAATTACTTACAATAAGCTTAGCAAGGTGAACACTCGGTCCAGTAATAGGCTTTCCGCCACGAGGAAGTGCATAACCACAACTCTGCGCGGTCGCATAGTCCATCGTAGCCATAGCGATTGAGTTGTTTACACTTCTTGCAAGATCTCTTGGATATTGCTTTGCCGTAGCAACCTGAGAATCAACATTTGCGCGCTCTACTGCATCAATCTGGATGATACTTTGATCATGACTAACTTGCATGACTTCATATCCGTTGTTTTCGTTTTCCATTTTATCTAAAATTTAAAAATTAATCACTTTCATATCTAAACTCCCACCTTTCGCACGTGTGTTCCCATGTGCGTCCAGACTTCTTGTCGTCGCACTGACCTCGCCAGAAGCAGCTCATACAGGCGTGTTTCATTTCTGGTCAATGTATTTGAACGAAATCTTATCGACAACTTTCTGTCTTCCGTCTGCATCGGTCTCAACAGTTGGTATGACGAACTTTCGTCTGCCCTCTCCGGATATGTAGTTAAGAAAGATGGCTCGTTGTTGAACAATAAGAGAGTTGTTTCTCGTAAGATCCATAAGACACTTATGTTCTTTCCTCTTTCGCATTACGGCCTCTGCTACCTGTGGTGTGAGGCGCATGAATACGGCCTGCAAACTATCCCTGTTGATCATTGGCTTTCACTTTATTAATAAAGAAACTGTCAAAAATCTGAGTTTCAGAAACAGAAACAGAAGAGTAGTCTACCATCGAACCACGCATAATCTCGTCAAGATAACTGGTTGCCCTGTTGAGGCAGTTTGCCTGGATTAGCATCGACTGCTTTGTTTTCTTTGGCTTTCCTGTATTCTCGTTCAAGGTGATGTAGTCTACGGTTCCCTTGTAGAACTTGTCGTCATCGCTATCACAGGAAGAGTAAACTTCGCTGAATGCGGCAGGAGTTATATTGAGTACATCAACATCGCCAACGCTGTAATCGCTCATAGAATCTGACGCCTTGAGCTCTGCGTCACCAAAAGATGTCGCTTCGACAACAATAGTCTTACGAACCTTTTTCACTTCGCCATCATTGTCTTCAACGACAGCTACAGCGACAATATAGAAATTGCCTGAATTACATTTTAACTTCTCCATAAATATATCTTTAATGTTTAAAATAAACTTAGCTGAACAGCTTTTGGCCTCATGAGATCGTCAAGAAGTTTGATTAGTTTCGGAGAATAGTTGTCTATCTCGTGATGAGAGTAGTCTGGACTCGATGCCCGTTTGTGCTCAAGAAGATATTCTCTAACCTCCTTACATGCTTCCAATACAGCTTCACGCTCAGTGTTGCAGTCTTTTTTGCATGGCCGTTGCATACATGGCTCTCCAATACCTCCGTTATGCAGGGTTATATCGTAACCGTATATCCACTTTCCGTTGAAGACGGCTGTCTTTATGTAGAACCCTGGTATGACACCCCTCGTCTTTGTATTCTTGTTGTTCTCCCAGACCTCGATGACGTTATGGTTCATACACACATTGTTCTTGTTGAATCTAAACTCCTTCTCCATCATCTTCGTTTTTAAAAGAACTGACTCTAAAAAGAACTGCCACAAAAGCCGCGAACAGGAACACGATCACTGTAAGCAGAAATGATGCTATAATAATTTTCATAGGCTTTCTGAATGAATTAAAAAAACAGTAGGCACATCACTGCGGCTACTGCCAAAACATTTTTAAAAAAACGATTCAAGTGAAGTCATGTATATGGTTAAATAATCACGTTATTCGTATATGACTTTTTCTCCATCCGAAGGATAATTGACAATACGTAGCGTTTTGCTGTTCTTGTATATCGCCTTTCGGAATATCACCTTAGATTCTCCGTGATGTCGCTTGAGATTATGCTTTGCAATAAGCGATATGCAATTCTTCATCGTAATGGAGAACTCGCGAAGCTTAGACGTATATTCTGACTTAACATCACAGATGACGAGCTTGCCGTTCTCGAAGAAAACAAAGTCTGCCGTATAGTAATGCCCTTTTACAAGGCTTCGTTTGACCCACTTTACTTTTGTCTTGAGCGCCTTTGGAACGAGTACGTACAGAGGTTTGATAAGACACAGCCTGACCTGCCTGTGAATACATGATACATCCTTGTCATCGAGGAGAAGAATGTAGTAGCGAAGCTCTTCTATACTGTCAAACTCAAGCCCTTCGTAGTGAACCTTTCTATTCATTACCCGTTTTATAGCCATTGCTTCCCCTCCTCGCTTGGCGTTTTGAAAAGATTATCGAACGCAACAGCTCCGAACCTCTGGTATTTCCCATTTTTCCACTGAACAATATAGTCGTTCTCGGCGACCTCTCTATTTCCGTCAGTGAAATCCTGTTTGAGAAGAACTACCATGCGGCCTTTCTCGTTATTGAATATTCTCTCTACGGCCTCAAGCTTGGAGAGTTCGTTTATATTCTCTTTCTTAACTCTTATTGTGTATATTACTTTCATTCTTTTTCTTGTTTTGGAAAAAGGAAGGAGGCCGTGCGTTTTTGCGACCTCCGTTCCCATTCAAATAACAACCAACAACTACAAAATAGAAATATGATCTATTCGTAACCTCAGAAGGTATCGAGCCTTCTTCTCTATACGCCTATGCGGCGCAAGCGCATTACCTAATTGCTTTAAGGTTAAAAACATAGCCCTGTCTTCACAGACAGAGCTGAGCCATTAAAACTAATATTCATTAAAAAAACGCCACGCCTGGCGACATTAACGAGCAAAATAAAAATGTGCAATAAATTTCGTTGCGGAAGGTGGACTCGAACCACCGACCTTCAGGATATGAGCCTGACGAGCTACCAACTGCTACTATTCCGCTGTAAAAACACCACCTTTCTTCACAGATAAGTGGTGTAAAAAATAAATAATAACTTATTAAAAATTCTAAAACAAACAAAAGAGTGGGAGACACGATTGGAGTTACACCAATTCCTGTCAGACGATAAGATAAGGTATCATTGGGTTGTCTAACCGTGACATTCGTACACCACGTGCCTCTTTGAATATATGAACTACGAGTGATGTTAACTCATTATAATATATTCACCAGACTGCATTATTTTCGTATGTGCCTACATAGACAATTCTTCTTTCCGATGCGGTTCGTCATACTACTTAATGCAGAAATTAGCTGGATTTTCGTATGTCGTGCGTCCTTTCGCCAGGTCACGGCGCTCAACGCGCTATCCGGCTACTTCTTTTCCACGCATACTATGTTGTCAATCATTAAGTCAAAGAGCTATTGTTTGCTGTTGTTTAAAAAAATGCAAGATTGTAGTTGCCCGAGCTACCTACTTTATAAGCTTAAAGGACGTTAGCTTTGCATCCAAAAATCAATTAAGCAAACATTGAGGACACAGCAGGAATCGAACCTGCGACCATTTCATTAGGATGGAAATGCTCTACTCCACTGAGCTATGTGTCCATGTGGGGACTGGCAATGCAACTTACCAGTCCCGTTTCGGCCGCTGCCGACAACAAAAGATTTTAAGCATGCCCTCACGGGCAACATTCTAACACTAACTTTCAAACACCTATAAACTAATTATTATTTGTTGCTTTTTCATACTTTTCAGAACACCCTATGCTCCTCCAGCATCTTATCTATGTCTGTTTTCAAGAAAAACGCTGTGTTGCCTATCATACAATGTCGGATTTGACCGCTCTTTCTCAATTCGTGTATATATCCTGTACTCATACCGATATACTTGGCGAACTCCTTTGTAGAGAGCCATATCTTTTCGACAGGCTCTACTGATACTTTCTTGCGAGGCATAGGCTTAATCTCTTAATGCAAACGTTGCTGCTGAAAGGTACGCCATCAACTCTATACAGTCCTGCTTAGTAAGAAACACTTCTATTTCCTTATCACAGGAATCATTAGCGTTTAGTACAACCACATCACGAGTTACGGGATTTTTACCTTCATCTTGTGTCGTAATAGTGGAAGTTCTCACAGACACATTGTTATCAGTTACAGAACCAATGTTTAACGAATCAAACATTTTGTTCTCTACATCTTCGCATTCTTTGGAATCTCTCAACATATATATAGAATGAAAGAATTTGTTTCCAAAGCAAGCTATATTTGCAAAAATTTCTTTTCCTGCCATATCTCATTTTTTATTAACGTATTCAACAATCTTCGATACAATATCTAACATCTTTCCAAGGAAGCCATGCTTTTCGGCAATATCAAGTTTCGTTTTGCAATCTTTATCCTTGTACGAATTAATACTAATGCCATAAGCATAGTATAAATTATTGTAGATATCGTGCCAAATGTCACGCTGACTTGTATTTGTTGCAGCTGCATATTGGTTAACCAGCCTACGAATCTTGTTGCGCATCGAAATCTCAGGAACATTGTTGCCAGATACTTCAGCATCTAAAAGAAGCTTTCTATTTTCAATACGCTCCTGCTTCATTTCGGCAATCTCCTTCTTTGTTTCTGCAACATCACGTTCAACACTTGATAGGCGATGCTCTTGCTCTACGAGTTGATTAATTGACATCTGAAGAATTTCAAGCTGAGACTTTGGCTTTTTAGAAGCCTTGATCTGCGCTTCCATATTATTGAAAGCATTTATATACGCCTCCTTAAACTTAGCAGCCTTCTTTCCTGTGTAGCCCATAACCAAGAATGAAAAGCCATCTTTAGTCATTGTAAACATCGGAAACTCTTTGCCTTGCTCGTTCTTAAAAGAGGAGTTGCCAAAATTGGCAAGTCGAAATTCCTCTGAGCAATTTAAGTTTTCAATATCACGCATTACCTTTGCGTGAACCTTTCCAAACTCTTTAGCCACCAACAAGCTGCTTGTCATAGCTTGGTCGTTTGTACCACGAAATACGATTTCGTTCATGACTTACATATTTAAGTTTACTTCTCAACCGGAACAGCGGTGATAATCGCTGTATGGTTCTTATAATCTGCCGATGTTGAGTATTTAAGAACCCCTTTCGGCAAATCTTCGTATTGAGCAAGCTGATATGCGTATGTAACTGCCGATCGAACTGCTCTTGCGGACTCAAGCAGAAAGACTTCAAATTTTCCTGGTTTGATGTCCAATATGTCCTGTTTTGTTATTCTTGCAACTTTTTTCATCTTTGTTACTTAAATAATTCGTCTAAAATTTGGAGGTTTACGAAAAAAAGTCGTATATTTGCAGTGTCAATGTAAAGTACGTACTTTCGGTCGCTCAAGCCTCCGTTTGTAACGGCTTTGTTGGTTACTTGACCGTCAACGAGCGCAAAGGTACATGAATTTCATGTAATCACCAAGAAATTTACACGTTTTTCTTGTACCATTAACATTTATTAGCATTTTAGGCGGTTTTAGTTACATATTTAAAACTAAAAGCGTATGGCTGTAACAGAAAACCGTGTAGCAGGACTACAAGAAAGACTGAAGGAAGTAATGAGGTGCGAACAGCTTAATAAGCAGCAGTTCATGAAGATTACCGGTATAAGCAATATCGGCAGGAAGCTCGACGGCATGGTTGCTATCACCAAGGTGGACATAAGAAAGATGAGGCACTCATTGTTAGTTAACGACCAATGGCTCGAAACCGGCATCGGACCAATGTACTTACCAGAGAAGTTGGAGGATAAGACGAGAGAGCTGAACAGAATGTCTGGTTGCTATCCAGGCATTCACATAAGCGATGACCTGATAAAATCGCAAATAGAGCAAGCTATCCAGCATACAAAAGACAACCCGAACTCGCCGACATCTGTAATAGCGAGCATGTTTGGTCATCATAACAACCAGAATATCGAAACTGGATCAGAAATAGCCAAAGAGCGGGAAGAGGTGTTGCTTAAAGACAAAAATGCGCAGCTCATTCAGATCATCAATGCCAAGGATGAAACAATAAGGTCAAAAGACAGTGAGATTCGTCTTCTCAGGAAGATCCTTGCTGATAACGGAATCGAAGTATAATATTTAAACATTAAGATTATGGAAGGTTTTATTTATACAATAGTGTTCGTGTGCGCAATATTGAACATAATATTGTTCTTCAAGGTATGGAGAATGACAAACGACGTTCATGCGCTAAGGGAAAAGTACGCACCAGAAAACAAAGAGAAAGAAAAGTTCGATGGTGTACCTGCGACTTGGGATGAAGTTGACGAAAATGACCCACGTTACAGAACGACGTAGGAAGGAAGATTGAGTTCAACAACCTCACAGACATTCTCAACTACATGTCAGAGAGAGGGAGGCGGTTCGTTACCGAATTTAATTATGACGGACACATACATTACCTTCTGAAGAAGGATGTCTCTTCCCAGGAGGAGGAAAAACAAGGACTTCGATTCGATACAGACAAATAGTAACGCCATAGCCGCTTATATACTTACGGATAGGCGGATTTTTATTAAAAAAATCATGAAAACACATTGAAAAGCACATCATAATACTAAAATAAGTTAAAAGTTATTTTTACTTACTTTAATTAATCTCTCGATTTTATAATTTCATCTCACGTGAAAACGATATATGCAGCAGTGTATTAAAAATGCTTGTACATATTTTTTACTTAAACGAGCTTGGTTTACACTATAAACTAAACACTTGCACAGAATAGAAAGATATTGTACTTTTGCAATGCAAGTGAAAGGTGTAGAGGCTGAGTAGTAAGTACGAAAGGAATCATAAACGCTATTCGGATTGGCAACCGTATGAGCGATAATATATGCCAAAATTTAAACTCCGACGGACTAACCTCTACCTCTGGTTCGTTGGAGTTTTTAATTTTAAATGAGGTAATGAAAAATATCAGAATAGGAATTAAGCAGGCACAGATTGCACTGAGCGATGAAAATCGTTTGGTGGCGTTTTGCTTTGCCCTTAAGATAAAGTTCCTGTTCCGTTCTTCAGACCTTCATTTCGGAACAACAAACCAGGCAGCGAATGCTCTTGGTTTCAACAAGAAGGATTTCAAGCGATACCTGAATTCTGCTATTGAGTTCGGTTATTGCCGTATAGATACGAACAAGTTCGGTGTGAGAAGAATCATAGCGAACAAGATTCACGAGAGTTACAATTATAGCTACAAGACAAGAAGAGGGGAAATAAGCAAACTCAGCCTACCGAACCTTAAGGGTCTTGTGCGCAAGGTTGTCGTGAGTAACAAGATTAATATTATCGAAGAAGTCATCAATACGCATGGTAGAGCTGTTAACGGGCACTCGATTAAAAGTGTACGCAACGCCCGAAAGATGGAAGCTCGTATGTTGAAGAAACCATTCGATGAGAAGTACACCGGAAGTTACTCCAACGCCAAGATGGCACAAGACATTAACGGTACGTTGTATCAGGCGAGAAAAGCCGTCAATTCTCTCGTCAAGTCTGGAGCAGTACAAAAGATAATCCAATGCACGGAGGCGAACGTTGATGCGTGCTTGTGTACAAACAATCAGAGTTTTCGTGCAGCAGACGGAACGCTCATTGTCATTTCTGCAAAATACAGAAAAGGGCAACTAAGATGTGCCAACAAATACAAGACTATCAAGAGTCAGATTTCGAAGGCAAAAAGTGGTTCTAATCAGAAGAAAATTGAGAGAAAAATGGTAATGGGTAAAAAGTAACATACAATAATAGTAGTGGCAGAGGGGAGACTTCGATGTGAGTGTGCCTGAGCCTTTTTAGAAAATAATATTAATGTCATAAATTGTATAGATTATGGATGAAGCATGCGATAAAGTAAAAAGTATGGTTCAATCTTAAATAATCAACAAGAACGATTATGAGAACAATGACAAGAAACAAGGCGGCAGAAGCTCTTGGCGTAACTCCGCAGACTATAAGCAACTACGTGAAAGAGGGTATCATTGGCGGCTTCATAGGAATCAAGAACACCCTTTACGTAAATGCAGACGACGTAGATAAATATCTCAAGAAATACAGGTTTATCGCTGTCAAGGAGGAGATGATCGACCGAAAGCTCCGGGAACTGAAAGACAGGGAGAACGAAATCAACGAACGACTGGCAGACACAAGGAAAGAACTTCTTGGAGCTAAAAGCTACAAAACACCAAGTGCCATCATACTCGCAAAGTCGCTGTTCCGTGCAGCCATGATACCGCGCATGTCAACTCGTGAAATGGATATTATTGATATGTACATCGATGGGGAGAGCATACAGGAAATAGCAGACGTCTTCTCTCTTACAAGCACACGTGTCAACCAGATTCTCTCAAAGGCGCTGCGAAAGTTCACGGAACAGACGGATGAGATAACCGCAAATCTCAGAGAAAGCAGTGAACTTGAGGAGGAAATCAGCTCGCTAAGGCTATCTATGGCTGCTCTAAAAAAGGATTACAATGACTACCGTCTCAGTCACGGCGACACAGAGGATGAGAGCCTGTTCTCTCCGCCAGAAATCCTGCTGAAACCCATAGAGGAATGCGGCTTCTCCAGAAGGGTCATCTCTGTACTCAACTGGGATAAAGTCTACGATGTCAACGGCCTTGTGACGAAGTTCTTCTGCCTTGAAGACATACTGAAACTCCGCAACATCGGCAGAGGAAGCCTATACGAGATTAAGTTCTTCATAGAGAAGCACGGACTGTTGTTCATACGACCGGAAGAGAGTACATCTCAGTACTATCGCCGCCTGAACCTGAGTATCGCCATGAACGACAGCGGGATAAAGTCAGATTAGAATATTGTTGTTATAAGTTAGTTTTTAAGGTTAATAAGATTGTTTATCGGGAGTATGTCTGTTTTCGGGCATACTCCCTGTTTTTTTATTTCACTGCGTCCAACACTTTTCTGTTGGCCTCGTCTATCTTCTTGTTATCGAATTTAATATAAAGGTCAGTTGTCGACGAGTCCCACTCGCTATGACCAAGCGCTTTACCTATTGTGTCTTTCGGAATGTCGAGTTCTGCCGCTATGGTTGCCCAACTTCTTCTTGCAGTATACCAAACTATGTCCTTATGCAGAGGACTTATTTTCTTCTTGATCAGAGCACCTCGCTTATTCTTCTTCATCTCTGTTGGCCCAATTCTCTTCAAGTAATCTCCAAGCGTTCTGCGGAAACTTGATTCTTTCGTGCCGTCATCAAGAATACACAGGAGATGATTCTTTCCCTTATACTTCTTGATGATTTCCATCGCCTCCGGTTCAACCTTGATGTCGTAGAGTCTTCCGGTCTTGTTTCGTCTGTACTGGATACGCCCCCTCTTGATGCAGTCGGCAGGGAGTTCAAGCAGATCAGAAAGATTGATGCCTATTAGGTAGAATCCGAGCATGAACATATCACGATACTTTTCCATGAAAGGCTCTACAGGGAAATCACGATACTTCCTCATTTCATCTGCACTAAGATACAGGTACCGCTGACGCTCTGTCTTTATTGAGAACTTACGGAAAGGGTATTTGGTTGTAATTTCGTTGTCTATGGCCCAGTTGAAAACTGTACGTATGTTTCTTAGGTCTATGGCTATTCCACCGCTCTTTCGGCCCTTCATGAGCTCATGCGCCTGGAATCTTTCAAGCCAATCCCTGTCGATATTATCGAAGCCTGCATGATCATCGAAAACTTCAATCCTCCTCTTTGTTCTTAGAAATATTTCCTTGGTACTATCCTTGGTCTTTGTTTTAATGAACTTGTCGATATAGAAGAGGATATTCTTCTCTACAGTCGAAGCTCTTCCGCTGATGATGGCCTTTAATTCATCCTTCATTCTTGCCGCAGGAAGATTACTGTTCATATAGATGTATTCTTCCGCTGATGAAAACAGTCTTGCCAGTGCAGCCGTCTTAGCTCTTGCATTTGGGACATTCTTCGGGAAGACCATCCCGCTGAACTTAACCGTACTTGAAATACCAGTATACACTTGGAATCTCTTTCCGTGATAATTAATGATGAAGAAAACCTTGAGAGATTTTCCTTCAACGTATGTCTTGATGCTATTCAT